TTAGCTGCGCTTTGGCGGTTTTACCACCGGCAGCGCATGGTCATAACGGCCTGTCGTTGCTGGTGTCACGTGCCCTGCAGCGTCTTGTTTGTCGCCCCGGTTACCCACTGTATCGGTAATGCCGCGATGCTTTAGGCCATGCAACGAGAAGCGCTCCTGCTTCGAAATGATCCCGTCTTTCATTGCGAGCGTGATGAATCGCTGCCAGGCGCTATCAAGCGATGACTTAGCCATCGGATTACCGGTCTGTTCAACAAGTAGGCGCCGATCCTCAGCCTTGATCGGGACTGCAAAATTTCGACCGTTTTTGGCCCATATGGCTGTTCGTCGTACTACGAGGAAATCCCACGCTTCGATCATCTCTGGATCCCACTCGGTAAGCGTGTCGCGTGATCCCTTGCGTCGTTGAGCATGGATGCCCGTTGGCTGCTTATGTGTGTCGTTGAGTGTGCACACCTCGATGCCGCGTAAGCGCGCGCTATACGCGAGCACCATGACTGGCGCGAGATAGCTCGGGCAGCTGCCTTTTGTATGCGGCGGAAGGGAGCCGCGCTCTCTTGCGAAGGTCAGCACCTTGTCGAACGCGGCCGGCGTTGGCATCCGGTGTTTCTTTGCTTCGCGTGCTTGCCTCACGCCGATGGCTGGGTTCGATCTGCATAGGCCCACGCGCACGCCCCACGCGAGTGTGCGACGTAAATAGCGGTGAAGGTGATTTGCCTTACTCGGCGTCGCTGGAAGCGCGGGTTGGTAACGGTTGGCTGGCCGCCCCATCGCGAAGACTTCCACGAGTCGTTGGACCACGGGGGTGGTGATTCGATCCACCTGCACCGAGCCCAACTTTGATCCGTCTTTGCGGAGATAGCTGGCAATGGAGTCGGCATAACGCCGGTAGTCATCTTGCGTGTCGGTTGCCAGTTCCTTGAACTCCAACGACTCGTGAAAGCGATCGAAGAGATAGCGCAACGTGCCGCGCGTGCCCCTACCTGCACGTTCCTCAACGATTCCATGCAATTCCGATAGACGAGCTCCAGCGTACGCCACGGTTTGCTTTCGTGTGGCCCCGCCTTCGGGATGCGGCTCGACGACGTACCACCGGCCATCCTCCCAATACAGGCCGCGCGGGAGCGCGGCCTGGTCAATGTGTGCCGGTATGAGTGGATTGAATTTGCGCTTGCGGCCTCGTGCCATTACATCAGCTCCTGTTCTGTATCCATCTCGGTGTCGTTGTCTTGCTGCAACCCAAGGGCGGCATTGAGCGCATCTAGCGTTGTCCAGATCCCACCTCGACCGTCGTACTTGTAACGGATGCCCTGATCGTTGGCCCAACGCACCACGGTAGCTGCACGAGGGGAGGGGCCAACTGGCGCGCATAGGCGCCGCAGATCCTCAAATGTCAGTACACCTCCGCTCATGCATCTTGCTCCTTGGTCCACTCCCGCCTGTGCCGCCATTGCTCGCGCATTTCCTCCACGAGCAAGTCAGCCGCGGCGTAGCCGCGCTGGGCCGCGATGCGGAGCCGGAGCTCTCGCACCTTGGCTGCATCCACGTAGCCCTGCCGAAGCCAGTGGCGCGCCTCGCAAGCCCTGCGAAACCCTTCCATATTCGCGCCCTCGATCATCGCTGGCGCGTGCCAGTGAAGCGCAGACCGAGCTGCACGACGTTTGGGGCGCAGTGACGTGGCTGGCGTGGTGCGCGGATCCGATGCGCTCGGCGCCATTCGATCATGGCCAGCTCGTAGCTGGGATGCTTGTGCGTGCGCCCACACACGCACTCGATGAAGTGCCCGCCGCCCGCCTCGGGGCGGCGGGCATCGAGCATATGGCGAGCCAGGTGGCCGTTCTTGCAGGGCGGCAGAGGACTATCGTGGTCGACCTGACGTTGCGTCACGGTACCTCCAGGCGCAGCACGCGCTCGGCGTCCCGGAGATGCTGCACGGTGTCGGAGTCGATCCGGTCCAGCGCCTGGGCAATGGTGTAGTCCATCTCGGCCAGCCAATCGGCACGATTCAGCACCAGAGCGGCGGTCAGCGCCTCCCCGGTGGACAAGGTGCCAGGCTCTCCCATACGCGCGGCAGCGCGGGCAATTTCGATCGTGCGCTGCAGGTTCATGGCTGCGTCCTCCATGCGGCACCGAGCTGGGCGCGGGCTTCTGCGACACGCATGAGACGCAAGCCCCAGCGTACCGACCACGTATGCGCCTGCTGTTCGTCGCAGGTCAGGATCAGCTGCCCGAAAGGTTCCAGCCGATCAGCTCGGAACGTGAACAACAAATCGTCTAGTTCGATGACCTCCTGCAGGCCGAGTTGCTGACACAGCACCTCGGCGTTGAGCGATTTGCAGCTGCCCTGCGGGCCGAGAAGGATGACGGACTCAGCCATGAGCAGCCTCCCGCCGCACAGCCATGCGGGTGCGGCGACGCAGGCGCTGCGGCACCTGTCCAACAGCTAGGCCGGTCTGCGTGAGGCGTGGACGGCGCGAGGCCCACAGCTTGTAGACCAGCGCGCCGCCGGCGGCCGGCGCCAGGATCATCGCCAAAGCGAGCAACTCAACCATGCGCCACCTCCTGCGCGGCCTGGGCCACAGCGGCGGCGGCAGCGGCAGTCGGCCGGCGCGGCAGCATGTTGGCCAGGTCGAAGGGGAAGTCCAGGCCGTCCATGAACTCGGCCAACTCTGTGCTGATCCGGTCTTCCGCCGTTGTCCATAGGCGGGGGCCGTCGATGAGTTTCCAGCCAGTGCCTGTGCCGCGACGCCGCTCCCAGGACTGACGCTCCTGGCGAAGTGGTCCCATGTCCAGGGTGGCAGTGACCACAACCGCACCATGCGTGACGTGCATGGTGATGGTCGCCGAGCAGTCACCCATGCCGCGATCGTAGGCGACGACGGCCGGCGTGCTAGCCTCCGCGCCAGGTCCGGTGCTCAAAACCAACGGACGTGCTGCCGTGGCTGGACGTGTTCCAGTGTGCTGTTGCATATCGACTCTCCTGAGTTGCGTTGGTGGAGGGCCTTGGGGCGGTGTGACAGCACCGCCCCAAGGCCCGCTGTTGCGGGGTTAGATCAGGTCGGCGCCGGATGGCGGGATGCTGGGATCAGGCTCACGCAGACGCTGCGCGCCATTGAGCACATCAAGTAGTTCGTGGCGGATGTACTCGGCCACTGCTGCCGGTCCGTCGTGATTGATGCCTGCCTCGATCGCGACATCATTGGTCAGCGCCGCGAGCAACGCGGCCGCGTGGTACGCGCGCCAGAGGCGGTATTGCTCCTCTTCGTTGATCGAGAAATCGGCGTCCGCCGGCAGCTGTACGTTCCGGTCAGCAGCGTCCATCAAGCCACCTCCAATGTGGGCATGCGATCGATTACCCATTCCTGCAGCGCGGCGGCCTCGGCTTCCGGCATCACAACGTGCAACGAGCCAATGGCCAGGCCAGTGCCGTCATTGACCAGGAACAACTCGGAAGCCTTTTCGATCGCGCTGCAGGCGAACATGACCGGTGGGCGATCATGCAGGCTGTCGGCGTACAGTTCGGCCAGGACGTCGGTCGCCCGGATCTGCAGGAGCAGGTAGACGCCGGGAGCGACGCGCAGCGCTTTATGCAGGTCGCGGCGGCTCACTGGCGCACCTCTGCCAGGTCGGCATTGGTGCTGGAAATGGCGGCCTCGACATCGGCCAACGTCAGCGCCTCGGGCGCCTTGCCCATAGCCTGCAGCTTCGCCTGCAGGGCGAGCCAGGCGGTGTGGTTCCAATCGAGGGTGTCGGCGATCAGGCCGAAGTAATGGGCGATCTGACGCGCGGCATTAGCCGGCGCTTCTTGAGCGTCGTAGGACATGCGGAACTCCGTGCTTTGACAGAAATCCGCCGCCCCGACGCCAATCGGGGTGGCGGACGGTGCGGGTTGGCGTACCGGATACACGGAACCGGCGGGCCTTGCGGCCCCCACGCACCGCCCGCCATAGAACTGGCAGGCACGCGCCCGAGCGTACGCCGGGCGAGAAAAAAGCGCCGAGCATCGATCGATGGGCGCTGTTGCGCCGTGTAAGTACGGGACGCCAATCCCGGTCGCCGATTTTGCGGCGACGCGGTAATGGTTGCTCCGCTCCTGGGCAGATGTCAACGAAAATTTCTCAAAATTTCCCACATGTGCGAGTGCGCTCATTTGGAAAACACCCAGCACTTCACGGTGGTGCCGACGCCGGTCAGATCGTCCTTGAGGACGGCGCTGTTGACCGCCACGTTCGCGCCGATGAACTTGTGCCGGCGCGAGTCGCCGAGCAGCGCACGTAGCACCTTTAGATCGGGCACGGACTGACTGAACTGCGCGGCCCGCGCAGCGAAGTGATTGAGGTTGATCGCAATGCGCTGCGCGTCGCGGCTGTGGTTGACCACAGCTTTGCCGTGTCCGGTGGCTTCGAGGTATTCGTAGACCTCCCAGAACTCGTTGACCATCGCGTGGTCCGCACTAATCGCCTTCTGCCGTTCCAGGGCCATTTCCAACAGCGCGAGCCGTGTCTGCTCGACCATGTCGTCAGGGATGGTGATGACCAGGCGCAGGCAGTCGAACAGCGCCAGCATCTGAGCGTGGTTCTTGATGACGCGTTCCAGGCGCAGATCCTGCTGCGCGCGCAGCTTGGCCTCGAAGACCTTTACGCGTTCGGCGAACAGATCGAGGATGGCGCGTTCCTGGCGGATGGCACGCACAAGGAAATGGCTGACTTCTTCGACCTGCAGCGCGTTGAGGTTGTCGGCCGCGATGCGGCTTTCGGTGGTGACCTGCGGTCGTTTGAAGTGCAGCTTCACGATGCGCGTGAGGATCGCCTCGCTGGCGTCCACCGCGGCGTTCTGGGTGATCACGATCGTGCCGCGAAACGGCGGCTCGTAGGTCTCGTTGCCGCCGTTGCGCACGCCACGGGTTGCCAGGGTGCCGCCGCCGAAAAAGTCTTTCAGCTCATCCCACTCGAACGTCTTGGAGTGCGCTTTGTCAGGCTCGCTGCGGTCGGCCTCCAGCAGGACGACGGGCATGCCGGACACCTGGCCCATGGCGCGCGCACGGCCGGCCTTGGACGACTTGGCCGGGTCGAAGCCCTCGTAGTCCGAGCGGCCCAGCAGCTTCCACAGGAACGTCAGCAGCGTGGTCTTGCCGGCACCGGCCTCACCAGTGGCTTCAAGGAACGGAAAGCTCTTGTGCCCGGCACGGATCTGCTCCGCGAACAACGAGCCAAACCAGAACGTCATGGCGACCATGCCGTGCGTGCCGAAGCACTGCCATAGCCACGGCAGCCAGTCCACACGGAATGCCTCGGCGTCGCGCTGAATCTCCAACCGGATGGACTTCTGCGTGGTCTTCAAGCGCAGCTTGTCGAACTCGAAGTAGTCCTCTTCGTTGGCCGTCACCAGCTCACCGTCGCGCACGGCCATATCGCCGAGCAGATAGGCGCGGTGTTCCTTGCTGTAGCCCACGAAGTCGATGGCGTCGACCTTCTTGATGGCCTCGGTCTGCTCCTCGATCAGGCGGTCCAACTGGTGGCCGGTACCGGTGAACATCGCGCCGGCCGCCAGAGAGATAAGGCGCTTTTTGAATTCGGACGCGCTGGAGACATGGCCACCGGTAAAGGTGCCCTTTACGCTGGGCTCGTCGTGCGGGAAATCGACGCGGAAGTAGTACCAGCTCTCGTCCGTGACCTCCTGCCGCTGGAAGTACAGCGCCTCCGGGTAGCAGTTGGCGATCTTCTGCACCGAACAGGCGGCGCGCTTGATCTTCCTCAGATCCTCGGCAGCAACCTCGTCGCCGTCGTCGGCATCGATGTCGCCCAGCTTCTCCTTGCGCAGCTTGTCGAAGCGCTGCGTGTCGAAATCGAACCAGTACAGGCGGGAGCGATATTCCAGCCAGAAGTCGTTGCGGCCGTCGTGCTCGAACATCAATAGACCTTTGTCCACCGCCGTACGGGCCACGAGCAGGTCGCCCTGGTAGCGAGCTTCCTTGACGTCGTTATCCCATTGCTTGGGATCGTCGGACGCGATCGCGCGCAGATGCAGGTCGTTCCAGTCGGTCTTCTTGCCGTCGCGCTGCAGGATCTGCACGGCCCGCGAGTCGAAGCCCAGCGCCGCTGCGCGCTTGATGTGCTTGTGCGTGTAGGCACGGGCGCCTGGCTCGTTGTCCAGTGCCCACACGAGCGTCGGAAGATCGGCCATGCGTGCCTTCGCCAGCTCGCGCAGCGATTCTTCCGGAAAAGCGTTGGAGGACATGGCCGACACTGCACACACGCCGTGCTGCAGGAGCGCGATCGCATCGAAGATGCCCTCGACGATCCACACCTCGCGCGCCGTCTGCATCGCTGTCAGCGATGCAGGCGCCGCCCACCACACCCCCGCATAGCTCTGGCCTGGCGCAAAGCGCGCCTTCTGCTTGCCAAAGCGATGCGGACGATCAATCAGGCGCTCCCACCAGCCGCCCTTGACCAGCGCAAAGCGCACAGTCGCAGTGCCCGCGCTGATCTTGCGATCGTAGTGGCTGTCCTGGGTGTAGAGGCCCTTCAGCGGTGCCAGGTCAAAGCCACGCGAGAACTGCAGGTATGCATCGGCCGCAGCGTTGGGAGCCGCAGCCGTTGGCTGGAAGCGCTTGGACCAGTCGTCGAACAGGTCGTCGTAGAGATCCTTGACGTGCAGCTCGCGCCCGCACTTGGATTGGCGGCCGCACTTCACCACCCAAGGCTTGAGATGGTTGGTGTAAAGCTCTTTCTTGCCGCACGACGGGCACTTGCCGCCGCGCATGTACTCGGTACCACTACGGTGCTTGAGTCCGTAATCCCGTTCCAGCCGGGACAGCACCTGTTGCCGCAGATCCTCTTGCATCGAACTTCCTTAGACGCCGAGCGAGCGCCGAGGCGCGAGCGGAGCTGTGGCGTTGTCGATCACGACGTAAGCGCCGCCGGCCCGGCGGTGCGCGTCAACGGCAGCAGCGAGCAGTCGTGCTTCTTCGTGCTTGGCGTGCGGTGCTATGCGCTGCGGGACATTGCTGGCCGCATCTACGAATCGCGGCTCCTGTGCGGTGAACCAGCTATTGGCGTGCATCACGAGCCGACCTCAATATTTGCGTGTTGGAGATGGAACAAAGCCGCCGCGGCGTCGGTCAGCGCGACAAGTCGCTCATCGAAGGCGTCAGAGGTGGCAAGGCCTTCGCGCATGAGCGCCGCAACTAGAACTGCGCCGAAGCGCTGACTTGTCTCCGGCGCAGCAGTGCGGCCGATGTAGCCGTGCTCGGTCTTCAACAAGCCGCCGTGGATGAGCGCAACTTCCAGGCAAAGCTTCGCCGTGGGCGGCAATGCCGCCCAATCAATGGTCTTTCGCATTAGGGATGCCTCAGAGGTGAGGGAAGAACTGCTCGCCGCCGACGGGAAGCAAATCCAGCTGGCGGTCGCCTAGCGATTCGCGGTAGGCCTGCAGCGCTTGGGCGCGCTGATACGCCGGTGTTGGTGGAAGCTCGCTGTGTGATGTGGGCACCCCGCTGGGGCTGGCAATCCCAGTCAACTCCGAATGGCCTGTGTAGGTCGCACCACACATCGGGTTCTCGCACACGTAAGAGTCATGCCGGAGGAACTTGTGTGCGAGGACGCTGGTGCGCTTGATGAGACGTGCACTGCACGCTTCGCAGCGAAACACGATTTTTTTCCGACCAAACATGCTCACCCCCTTGAGCTCTTAGCGGTTGGGATTTCTGTGGCACTATTGGGTGGTGCCTTGAGGCCTAGGGCGATCGCCGCCTTGTGAGACTCGCCATATTTGCCTTGAGAACGGCCACGGAGCAGGTCATGCACGATCGACCGATCCACGCCGTTCTGCCTGGCGAATGCCGAGACCGTGATGCCATTTGCTTCGAGCCACTGCCGCGCCTGTTCCGGGCTGCGGGGCGTGAACTGCTGCATTTGACTCTTCCGGGGCATGTGGTGGTTCCGTCTACTTTTGGGAATTTTGTGGACTTAACTTAACATTGTCAAGTAAGGAAATGCCTGTAATGACGGTAGGGAAACGCCTGAAGGAAGAGCGCAAGCGACTTGGCCTGACGCAGGACGAGATGGCTGTGCAACTTGGCCTCACGCGCTACGCGCAACTGAACTTCGAGAAAGACATCAATCTGCCCGGCGGAGCTTATCTACTGGCCGCGCTAGACCGTGGCGTTGATGTCATGTACGTGCTGTCTGGACATCGGGCGCAGTTGGACCCTGCTGATAGGCTCCTGCTGTCTGCGTTCAAAGATGCAGCACCGGCTGCTCGCAACGCTGTGCTTGCGGCATTGGGCTTGGTAAGCGATGCCTCGTCTTCCAATACAGGGGCTGGCCCAGTCCTGTCGTTCGACAACAGCGACGTGGGCCAAGCGGTTTCGACGACAGCGATCGTCGATCAAAGCCACATACAAATCAATGTTGGCGGGCGCAAAAAAAAGAAGTCCTGATCGAGTTACAGATAGGACAGCTGGTCCTCGCAAAAGAGTGCGTTATCGGCAACCAGCGGCAGACGTTTAATGATTGATTTCGCTAAGCAAAGCGGCTGTCATAAAAAAGCCGGCGGAAGGCCGCCGGCTGATCAGCAATCATCCAGTTAGAGAACCTACTGCGCTGCTCTGGGGGCAGATGCGCACTGACGTACTTGTTCGTAGGCCACGGTGGGAATGACCACGTCGAATTGATTGGAGGTCGGGACGAGCGTCGAGGGCTCCGAAGAGCGCAGTAGAAATGCGTCACCGCCTCCCTCTTTTCGGAACCAGCCAGTGTGCATTCCCGGCAGGCTGGTGCCGAACTTGCGTAGGGGGAAGCGAATGGATGTTGCATCCAATGCTTCGTCCAAGCGCAGGGCGCTCAACGGCACGATCACCCTCTCCGTCCCAACGCGCAGTGTAAGGCTGTCGTCACCGACAGTAACTTGAGCGCTACGTGCCTGCCAGATGAAGAATGACGCAGCTCCAATATTGACTAGGAGAACCGCCGCCAAAGCAGCCTTTTTTGATGGAGTTGGCGCTTTGCCGGCATAGAGCATATATGCCACGAGCCCCATGACAAGCACGAACGGACCGAAGATCGCAAGATATGTCTTGCCATCGGCCAAGTGCAGTGGGATATCGCAATTCATGTTTAATTTCTCCTATGCTGCAATCGTGCGCATGCCATATTCATAAACAGCATCGACGATAGTGGGAAATGCGTGTTCCTCATATGAAATCAGGCCCACTTGCTGCATGGCGCGCAGGAACGCCGCCACTTCGTTTCGGATGACCAACTTCGCGTGCTCCGAATACAACGCAGGAGCGCCCAGCATTGCAGCAGCGCGCTGCGCAACGCTGCAACTTTCGCAGATCTCAGGATCTAAGCGACTCATCTGCCCTGTGAACGCTGACATTTCAGCCACTTGATCCATCGGTCTCTGGCCAGTTACCGACACGCTGTTGACAAATGTAATAGCAGTGAACAGGACGGCTACGGCGTGCACACCCACTGCCGCCTCTACCGCTGCCACAGCTAGCGCGAACGCCCCAACAACTGCCTGACCCGGTGCTACACGCACTAACTCGGCAATGTTACCGATCGCGGCCAGGTCAGCCGTCGACGGCGAAGCGTTGCCGGTTGAAACGAACTTCTGGACGATTTCGCCCGTCAGTGGTGAATCTGGGGCCAGCCCCAAGGATTCCTTGATGATCCCAAGGTTCGTAGACAGGACCTTGGCCATCTGTTGGGTAAGCGCATCCGGCTTTGGCCTATCCAGCGCTCCGGAAACATGAAGATAGCTGAGCAGCGATGCATAGTCCTTTTCGTGGACTGCGCTCTGGACTTCTGGTGCTGAAAGCGCAACGAGCAGGGATAGGGTTGGTGCGTCAAGCGCTCGGGCATCGTACCCTACCGTGGACAAAAATTTCTGTGGGTTCGAGTTGAACACCTCGCGCTGCGCCGGGTCTGAGAACATTTGAACAACGGAGGCGGACAAGCGCGACCAGCGGTCCCATCCTTCTGCTGGCATGCCTCCCCGCGACAGCGGAAGCAGCATCTTGGTAACCGTGGCATTGGCGGTGCCACCGGTTAGGCTTGCGGGCTCGCCAAACACCCTTGCTGTGCCTTCGATCGCTGCCGCGCCCACGGGAGCAGCAGCAGCGGCACCGGCTACAAGACTTGACTGAATGAACTTCCGTCGCTTCACCGTCCACACTCCTTTTGTTCGACAAGTTGATCGATAGCTGAGGTGAGCGCGTAGCGGCTCATCACCTCTGGAACGAATTGCTCGTAAGTAGCAGCAATTCGCTCGCGAATCTCGGGGTTCTTGTGCAGCACGGCACAGTCCTGGCAGATATGTACAGAATCGGACAGCAATTCATCAGCGCGCTCATCGCCCATAACCTTGCGCACGATTTCCCCCGGGCCGTCCATGCGCAGCCAGTATTTGAGGAAGTCATCACGCTGTAGTAGATATGTGTCGGAAACACCCTCATGCATTGTTCCCAACTTCATTTCGGGAATGTGCTCCAACGTCAGCCCACAGCACGCCGAGACCTCGCCGTACGGCGTGACGACAATGTTGCTGTGAATCTGTTCGCATGGTGTGGCACGTCGTCCCGTTGTAAGCGCGTGGTCTCGCTCCTCGCCAGTGGCCTTGAACGACATCCAACTATTGGATTGGACAATCACTCCCCTTGATCGGAGGGTCGTCAAGGTTGGGTCTTTCATAAGCGCTGCCAGTTTTGCGCTGTCGGCGGTGTCAGCTTCGACCGTCACCAAAGTAAGTACACCAGCATTAAATGCCGCCTCCACTGCGTTGACGACTGATTCCTGTGGAACCCACTCTTGGTGGTCCTTGCCGGTGCTGATGTTTAACTCGCACAAGCCTGCGCCGGCTAACTTGTCAGCCAAGCGCTTGGCCGTGGTCTTCGTTTTTCCCCAAGAGCCATTGGAGACGATACGCGTGACCAAACCCAGAGAGGTAGCCTCGGCGATGACGGCAATCAGGTCATCTTTGAGCAAGGTCGCTTCGCCGCCCGTGAACACCACGACACGCAGCGACTTAAAGCGATTCTTTACATCGTGAAGTGCCCGAATCATCTCGTCACGACTAAGTCGTCCTTTGACCTTGGGGCTGCTTTCAAAACAGCACTGCGTGCAGGCTGCAGTGCATCGGTACGTGGTGATGAAAGTAAGGGTTTTCGGCAACAACGTTGTGCACAGGTCCATCTGGATTCTCCGTTTTTTTCCCGGTCGGGCTGTCCGCATAGCTCTTTTCATTAGCTGCGCAGGTTCAGTCGATCGACTCCGACACGAAAAGATAATTGACCAGGAGCCCTATTTTCAGCAGATTTTAGAGTTTCTGGTGCGCTGTTCTTATTGCGATCTGCTTGTCATTCTCCTAGTCGCACGACGTCGATGACCAAGGCTAAACGTCCTTCGTCTAGCTGACCATCAGAGAATTCCTACATGTGCTGGGGGATAGGTCGCTGTGAAAGGGAACGGGACCGTAAGAAAATTTATCTGTAGAAGTAGCGATGCTAGTATGGATGCCGCACGTTGATATACACGAAGGTTCAAGGTGTGCTCTCCAACACAAGCGAAGTAGTGAAACCGCTTGAGCCGTTGATGGCGTGGGTGGTCTTTGCAATCAGCCAGCGCTGCCTATCAATCTCCGGCCTGAAGCCGCTCACCGTGACGATATGCTCTGGGAACAGATCCGCTCGCCCGATCGCCAGCGTGTAGTCGAACTTCGCCACGCCACGCTTCACCCGCTCCAGCTCCGCGTGCGCGTGCTGGCGTGCAGTTGCCTCATCGGCATACGACTCGCGCAGGCGCTTGGCGTTGTCGTCTGTGCCAACCAGCACCGACTGCCGCCGCGCCTTGCCCTTGTCCACCCAGTACGCGCGCACGCCGGTGTAGGCATCGCGGTCGGCTACGGAGTAGCGGTGTTGATCGCCATCACGCCGCGTCAGGGTGACAGTCGGCAGCGGTTTGCCGGTCGCCGTGGTGCCGGCGCCGATCGGAGCAAACACCAATGCACCTGCCTTCACTGTGGCGACCGCATCGAAGCGCTGCCCCAGGCGAGTGAGCAGATTCATGTCGCTCTCGTTGGCCTGGTCGAGATGCGGCAACTTGGTGCGCGCCAGTACCTCGGCCACGCGCGGGGTCAGTCCATGCTCGCCGGCGAGCGTGTTGAGCACTGCACCCAGCGTGGTGTTGTGCCAGCTGCGCTCTCGTCGTGTGCGCATGTCGGCAGTCAGATCTGCGCTGCGCGCGCGCACGGTGATGATGTCAGGTGCGCCGCTGTACTCCACCTCGTCCACGATGAAGGTGCCTTTGTCGACCAGGCCGGTGGCTTTCCAGCCCAGTGCAACCGCTAGGCGCACTCCGCGTTTGGGCAGCGCCATCTTGCCGTCGTGGTCGTGGATGCGCAGATCCAGTTGATCGGCTTCGCCGCCACGGCATTCGGTGAGGGTGAGATCGAGCAGACGCGGTGCGATGCGCTCGGTGAGGTCGGTGCCATCCAGCACGACGCGCCACTGCGGAATCGGGTAGTTCATGCGGCGGTCGCCTCCGGCGCAACGTCGTCTGCACGGCGCAGGCTCAGTTGGAACTCGACCCGGCGTGGCGTGCCATCCGGGAAGAACAGCGAGGCCGTCTCATTGACCGACAGCAGCACATACGGCCCGTAGACCAAGCCTGTCCCATCCACCAGCGGCAACGGCTCGCCGGCGGCAGCTAGCGTGCGCAACGTGTCCAGCGAGGTCCGCGTGCCCGTCAGGTCCGGCGCGATCAGACCCGACAGCTCGATGGTCTCATCGCCTGGGCCCAGGAACTGGCTGGCCGCTCGCGCACCGACGCGCTCGCTGGTGGGGTGGCGCCAACTCATTTGCCGCTGCAGCTGCAGATAGGCGGCGCTATCGAGGGCAAACACAAACGTGCCGTAGGACATCATCATCGGGGTGGATCCTCAGTCGTCGCGTAGGCTGGAACGGCGGGTGGCCACTGCGCGCCGTTCGCGCTCTTCGATCTGGCGTGCGACTTCGCGCGCCAGTGCGGTTGAATCCATGCCGGGTGCGGCATGGACGTGGATGACGTAGCTGTTACCGCCTGCAGGCGCGCTGGCGGCGCTGGGCGCGCGGGCAGGGGCCGACAGCGGTGCCCGGCTGTCTATCGCCGCCACGGGCGGTGTGGCCGTCGCCAAGGCCAGGCCGGCGCCCACCGCACGCATCCGGTTGCCAAGTGCCATGACGGCCTGCACAGGGGCGCCCTGGCCGCGCTGCAGGCCCACGGTCAGGCCTTGCATGGTGAAGTCGCCCAACTGGGCGAACACGCGCGAGGGGCTGTGGATGCCCAGCAAGCCCTTGAAGCGGTCGACCACGCCGGTGCCGACGCTGGCGATCGCATTACTGGCGGCGCCGAGCTTGGAGCGGATGCCTTGAACAAGGCCGTTGATCATGTCCGCACCAGCCTGCAGCATCCTGGCCGGCCAGTTGGCCATCTGCAGGTTGATGCCGGCCCACAGCTGCAGCAGCCCCTGGCGGATGCGATCGCCGTTGCCGGTGAACACGCCCACGATCAGCGACCACGTGCCCTGGACGGTTTGCCACACGCCGCCGAGGATCTGCTTGATCACCGGCAGCACGGACGGGAACGGCTGGAGCAAGCCGCTGATCATGTCCGCGCCGGTCTGCAGCATCCTGGCCGGCCAGTCCGCCAACTGCAGGTTGATGCCGGCCCACAGCTGCAGCAGTCCCTGGCGGATGCGATCGCCATTGCCTGTGAACACGCCCACGATCGGCGACCAGGCGCCCTGGACCGTTTGCCATACGTCGCCGAGGATTTGCTTGATCACCGGAAGTACAGAGGCGAATGGCTTGATCAAGCCGCTGGTCATGTCGGCGCCGGCCTGCAGCATCCTGGCTGGCCAGTTGGCCAGCTGCAGGTTGATGCCGTTCCACAGCTGCAGCAGCCCTCGGCGGATGCGATCGCCGTTGCCGGTGAACCCGCCCACGATCAGCGACCAAGCGCCCTGGACCGTTTGCCAGACGCCGCCGAGGATCTGCTTGATCACCGGAAGTACAGAGGCGAACGGCTTGATCAATCCGCTGGTCATGTCGGCGCCGGCCTGCAGCATCCTGGCCGGCCAGTTGGCCAGCTGCAGGTTGATGCCGGCCCACAGCTGCAGCAGCCCCTGGCGGATGCGATCGCCGTTGCCGGTGAACACGCCCACGATCAGCGACCAGGTGCCCTGGACCGCTTGCCAGACCCCGCCGAGGATCTGCTTGACCACCGGCAGCACGAACACAAAGGCCTGCACCAGCCAGCCGATCGCCTTGACCGCCAGCTGCAGCTGGGTGACCAGCACCGCGCCCAGGATCTGCCCGAACCCGCGACCGGCCTGAGTTGCACCGTGCAACTGCGCGGTCGTGGCCTCGAACGGCATCAGCAGCTGCTTGACCCACGTCCAGGCCTGGCCCATCGCTGCTGCCACGGTGTCCCACACCGGCGCCAGGGGCGCGAGTGCCGCCTGCAGCTCGGCCAGCACCGGTGCGGCCACATCGACGATGCCTTGCCACACCCCGATGGCGAACGCCTTGATCGGCCCCCAGTACTTCCACACCAGCAGCGCCACCGCAGCGACGGCGGCGCCGATTGCCACCACCGGCAGGCTGACCCCGCCGAGCAGCGGCAGCAGCAGGCGCGCGCCATTGGCGAGCATGGGCAGCACGCGGCCGCCGAACGCCAGCCCCTGACGCACCAGCGCACCAAAGCCGCCACCACCCGACAGCAGCGCCACGGCGCTGTGGATCTGCGAAAACGCCATCGCGGCCACCCCACCGGTCACCAGCAAGCCGCCTAGGATCGTGACCAGCGCGGCGCCGGCGATCGCCGTCTTGGCGATCGCACCCACCAGCACCGGATTGGCGCGGATCCACGTCGTGACCTGGCCGACCACCGCAGCCGTGCGCTCGGTCAGTGCCTTGAACTGTGGCAGCAGCGCCTGGCCGATCGATTGCGACACCACCACGGCGGTGTTCTTCAGCAGCTGCAGCGAGTTGGCCGAGGTGGCCACCCGCGATGCGTACTCGGCCGACATCGAGCCGCCATAGCGCTGCGCGTCGGCGACCTTGGCGAAGTTGCCCTGCAGCAGCTCCAGATTGGTCAGCAGTGGCGCGATCGCGCCGATCGACTCGCGGCCAAACAGCTGCGTCATCGTTGCGGCCTGCTCGGCTTTGGGCAGTGCGCGCAACTTCTGCAGCACCGACAAGATTGCCCCGCCTGCGTCCTTCTGCATGACCTTGGCCATGGTCGTGGCCTTGATGCCCAGCTTGTCGAAGGCCTCGCGCTGGCTCTTTGTGGCCGACTCACCCGAGGCCAGGGTGAGCAGCATGTTCTTGATGCCGGTGGCCGAGACTTCCGACTCGATGCCCATACCGGCGACGGTGGCGCCCAACGCTGCCAGTGGCCCGCTCTGCAGGCCGGCGACCTCGCCCAGGGCACCAATGCGGTTCACCACCGCGCTGATCTTGTTGACGCTGGCCGGGCCGGTGTTGCCGAGGTAGTTGATCTTGTCGGCCAACACGACGACCTCGTCCTGGCCCATCCGGAAAGCGGTGCGCCAGGTGGCCATGGTTTGGCCGGCTTCCTCGGCGCTGCTGTCGAAAGCCACGCCCATCTTGGCCGCGTCCTCGGCGAAGCGGACCAACTCCTGGCGCGGGATGGCGGCCTGGCCGGCGGCCGCCACGATCTTGGCAATCTCGGCCGGCAGCATCGGCAAACGCATCGAGAGGTTCTCGACATCGCGGCCCATCTGCAGGAACTGCTGCGGCGTCTTGAAGTCCACGACCTTGCGCACGTCAGCCATGGCCGATTCAAACTCCATCGCATCGCTAATCGGCAGCACCGAGGCGCCCAGTGCGCGCTGGCCGGCGAAGGCCATGCCGGCGCCATAGGCGCTCGCCTGCAGGCCAGCGCTCTGGATCCGGGCGGTGCGACGCTGTGCGGCGTCGATCGCCACCAGCCGCTGCTGCTGGGCGCGCATGGCGGCGCTGGTGCTGTCGATCTCGCTGCGCAAACGGCGCTCATGCGTGACCAGCTCGCGGGTGCTGATTCCGGCCGTCTCCAGACGACCACGCAGGCGCTGCAGGCCGGCTTCCTGCGCGCCGTGTGCGGTCTTGAGTTCGCGTGCGGTACGAACGGCGCGCTCAAACTCGGCATTCATGGCAGCGGTGGGCGTGCCGGTGGCCTTGATCTGTTGGGCAAGCGTGCGCACCGATTGGCGCTGCGCATCGAGCGCGGCCTTGGCGCGCTGTGCCAACGCCACCTGTTCGCGATATGCGCCGATGTCGCGGTGCTGGCTGTTGAGTTGACGCAGCGCGTCGCGCTGATTGCGCAGTGCGGTGGCAACGCCACGGCTGCCATTGAGCACGCGGCGGAACGGGCCGGTGGCGCGGTCGACGGCGGCCAGGATGACCTGCAGGCGCAGATTGTCAGAGGCCGCCATTTAGGCGGCCTCGTTCGTTGGGTGGGGCATCATTCGGCTCCGCTTCGCAGGCGGGCACGCTCGCGCCACGCCGTGAGTTCGTGCAGCGACCAGCCGTCCATTTCAGACGGCGGCCAATGGAAAATGGCCGCGATGTCGGCCATCGCATCCTCTACGCAGTCGGGAAATCCGCTTCCCTCTGGGCCTTCGGCAAGAAAAAAACCTGTACCTCCTGGCCTACCGCCAGCAGGTCGGCCGGATCCATCGCATTGACGTCGGCGGTGGTCAACGTGGGCGAGGAAATGCGCGGCAGCAGTGTTGCAAGCGCGGTGACATCCAGCTGTAGCACGTCGGTGAGCTTGAGGCCGCGCAGTTCGCCTGCGCCGGGCTTGCGCACCTTGAGGTCGGTGATGGTCTGCTCGCCGCGCGCGATGGGCTGGTCGAGGGGAATGGCTGGGGAAAAGGTCGGTGTCATCGGAAGGTCTCAGGGCTGAGGCCTGGCGGCGCCAGGCCGGAAGGGTCAGGCGCCGATGGCACGGCGATGCGGGGCAAGCAGATCCACGCCGTTGACGATCTCGATCATGTTCATCAGATCGATCTCAATCACCGTGGAGCCATTGATCATCAGCTTGTAATAGCTGGCGGAGGTCTTGACGGAGAACTCGGTGTCGTCGCCGGACTTACCGGTACCGGGATCAATCTCTTTGTGACGGCCGCGCACCACAAATTCCACGGCATCCACCGCGCCGCTGTCGTCGCGCTGGTAGGCGCCGGCAAAGCGCAGCTGCACGGCGTTGTGCGTGGTGGCGCCGTACTGATTCAGCACGCTGCGCATCATGCCGCCGCACTTCCATTCGAGCTCGATCTTCTCCTGGCCGAAGTCGATGTCGACCGGGCCGTTCATACCGCCGCCGCGATATTCCTCCATCTTTCGGGACAGCGTGGGCAGCTTCACTTCGACCACCTGGCCGAGATAGCTCTCACCGTTGTTGAACAGGTTGAGCGCTTTGAGTTTCTTGGGCAAAGCCATGGGTTTCTCCGGGAATCTAAGGCGGGTGCGTTACGCGTTGACGCGTTCGGCGAAGTCGGCCAGGTAGCTAGTGGTGATCTTCTGGTACAGCTGCAGGTTCTCCAGCGGGGGCACCGGCGTGTAGTCGTAGTCGATGCGCAGCGCGCCATCGGCGAGCGTGGTAGCGCTGTTGACGGTGCCGTCGAACCAGGCGGTGGCATCGATCAGGTAGCCGGATGCCTTCAGGTCGCGGAACTTGGCGTTGATCGTCTCGATGACGTCTTTGACAATCGAGGGATGCATCGGCTTGTCGACGTAGAACGCCACGCCCTCGGCGATGGTGTCGGCCAGCACCTGCGCGGTGCGCGTGGCCGTCTCGAAGGCGAACATGTTGTCCTCCGCGCACGTGCGTGACCCCCAGAAGCGTTGCCCGTTGAAGTTGACCAACGTGGTGATGTCGCCCTCGTTAAGCAAACCAGCATCGGTAGCCGGATCCTGCAGATCCCAATGCACATCCTTGGAGATGCCGGTGACGCCGGCCACAGGCACATTGGATAGGCTCTTATGCCAGCCCTGTTCGGTGTCGATCTTCGCGCGCAGGCCGAGCGCACGTGCAGTGGCATAGGCCGCTGTCATAGCCTTTACGACTGGCCGATGTCGTTTCGCCAGCACTCCGCCCGCCCGGTCCGCCGCCGCCAAACGCGCAGGAACCACCGGTGCCGGCGGGGCCATAGGGCGAAACCGCGGCGATAGATGCCGAGTCGCCGCCCGCCGGATAGCCATCTCCGCCAGCAGCGCCGCCGACCTGATTGGCGCCCGTCAGCCCGCCGCCGCCGCCCTGGCCTCCGGCCAGGGTGATGAGGTTGCCAATGACCGTTGCGCCCCCCGCACTACCAGCGGCTCCAGATGCACCGTCTGTCCTTGAGCCTGTCCCAGCCGATCCGCCGGCACCGATGACGATGGGATGGCTGACCCCAGGCGTGACCGCAAAACGCACGCGCTGGATGGACTGGCCTGCACCTCCGCCGCCACCGCCGGTCGCGGTGTAGACCCCCGTCCCATTGGACTTCTCGGCGCGCGTTCCGCCGCCGCCGCCGCCACCACCGCCGGCACAGCCGCTGACGTAGATCGCCGTTACTCCTGCCGGAACAACAAAGGTGCCGGACGCCTCAAAGCGCGCACACCCACTGCGGCTATCGATCGCGGCTTTCAATGCGTCCGGTGTGACGGCACGTTGTGGGTCCACGCCTGCAATCGCTTCTGCTCGCGTGGCAAGTTCGACAATGCCTTCCTTCTCGGTGGTCGCGGCCGGGTTGGTGAAGTTGGCGTTGCCGAACGTGACCGAAGACACGGTAACCCCTGAAAACAGGATGTCGGCCGACATCAGCAGGTCCGAGGCGGCCGCCTTCTCCATGATGAGATCGGGCTGGGAGTAGCTACCCAGTAGCGTGCCATTTTCCAGATACAGTCCAAACCCGCGTACCTCGTAGGTCGCCCGGCTGGTGTCGTTGACGGTGACGTGGATGGTGGTGGACGACGTCGTGCCGCCAGAGATACTGGAGAGCGCCAGGTGCTGACTCGGGACGCTCTTCAGGTCTTCCGTTGCAGCGAATGCCGCCGCAGTGAAGCCGATGCTGGCCACCTTGACGGCGTTGGTGCCATTCTTCTCGGCGTTGATCAGCGCCGCGCGACCAGCGGTGGTGAGGACCAGTTGTAGTGCCATGGTTTATCCCTGAGCCGTCATCGACAGACGGCGGTAGTTGATGATGCGAATACCGCTGACCAGCGAGACGTTGCCGGTGGCTTGCAGCCCCTGCACGAATCCAAAGTGCGAGCGAACGGGTTTGGTGCGCTCGACCTCGGCGATGACCTCATCGACAAATCGAGCGCTTGCAGCTTGCCCATCGGACCCGTTGAGCGTGAGCGTCAGCTCGAAGGTGTGCGGCTGGCCCCGAGGCTGCTGCTGCCACCACTCGCGGATGGTCACTGCCCCCCCGAAAGAGGCGACCACCATGCGGACGCTGTTGGCGGTGCCCTTGCGACGCTGGATTGCCATGGCGCTGCGCAGGCGCGAGCGCTTGACCGCATCGCTCCAGTCGGCCTTCCAGTCGTCGACCGATAGCGTCCACGCCAGCCACGGCAGATGACCGGCCGGGCACGTGTCCGGGTTCCACAGGTCTGGATACGGCAGCGGGATCGCTTCCAGACGCTCGGTGACGGCGGCCAGGGCGCGCTCCATCGGCGTGGCGTTGGGCGGCAGCGGTGAATTACTCATCGATGCCGGCGTGCACGATGTCGATCGCGGTGCAGTAGGCGGCCTGCGTGCGGCTGATCCGAATGTCGGCTGCAGGCGAGTCCAGCTCGATGCGTTGCACGCCATCGGCGAACAGCTTGGCCTTGATGGCGGATTCCGGAACGTCGCGGCCGATGCGGTGCGCTTCGGCGAGATAGGCCTGAAGGCTGCGCAGTGCTTCGCGCATGACCACCGCTGAGTCAGGCCCGGCATAGGTGTAGATGCGCCCACGAATGGCGTACGGGACGATCTGAGCGCTCTGCACCGCGACTTCGTCTGTCATGGGCCGCACGTCGTCATCGGTGAGCATGGCGGCCACTTGATCGAGCAGTGCCTGCGGCGCGGTGCCATCGCCGGTGCGCGATTGCACGGTGACCAGCACTTGCCCAGGTGCGGGGCTGGTCGCGCTGGCGTCCATGACATCGGCGGCAGCACTGAGCGCGTGATAGATGTACGCGCCTTCTGGGCCGGCAACGCTGAAGCCCTCGGGCGCCAGCTGGATGCGGCGGCGGAAGTCCACGTCGGTCTCAAAGGCCGGCGCGACGCCGGCGTCGGGTTGACCGGGGTCCAGCACCAAGCGAGCGACGCCGAACAGCGCGCCGAGGTGATCGAGGTTGGTACCGGTGGCGAAGGCCAGCATGGTTTGCTGTGCCTTGTCATTAGCACGCTGGCGGATCAGCAGCTCACGGGCGGCAAACAGCTGCAGGAGCTTGTAGACCGGGTCGGCTTCCGTGAGCGCGGAGAACTCCGGCATGAGCCGACGAAACTGTGCGAATGCATCAGCGAAGATCGTCTCGAAGTCCAGAGCTTCGATCAGGTCTGGAGCTTGAAGTTTCGATAGATCGACTGCGGTGAAAGATGCCATTGCTCGGAAAGAAAGAGAGGACCTGACTAGGGTCCCCGGTTCTCGTGATCGAGCCAATTAAATTGCTTTGTAAAGCTGGTTGGTACGCGCGTGAAAAATGTAAATCCATTTTTCAGGCACGACCTTAAAGCGCCTAGCCATCACGTCTCGCGATCAGTTAACCACGTTGTTAATCTTTGGAATTACAGACATCTGAGAAGGCGGCGCCTAACTATCTGCCGGCTTTGTAAGAATCGCCCTCTGTCGCCTGGTTACCAACTGGCATGAACATCTTCGTCTGGGTCTGCGCGTTTTGAGTCATTGCCGGAGACAAACCTTGTTGCACCTATACATATCTAACTAGAGCGGCGTCTGCATGTACAGGACGTTCTCGCCCCTGGGTAGCTTGTTCGGACAGACTGCGAAAATTAAAGAGCCCGGTCGCGAAGGCAACCGGGCCTTAATGTTTATAGCCGCCTTATAAGTTCTGCCACTCTGTAGTGCTTGGAAGTCTAGCGTTTACCTTGGAGGATCCTTGCCAGGCTAATTTTTCTTTGGCTGACGGTGTGATACGAGGTGAGGCGGAACTAAGGGGTTTTGTAGATGAACTGATCGCTGAGGCAGCGCTCTCAACCTTGAAAACCGATACTGCATCACTCAGCTGGTTAGCCTGCTCCTCCATTGACCGGGCAGCAGCGGTTGCTTCTTCAACCAATGCAGCATTTTGCTGTGTGGCTTCATCCATCTGCGTAACGGTCTGATTAACCTGCTCGATACCTGCAGACTGCTCTTGGGACGCAGCAGAAATCTCACCCATGATGTTGGTGACCCGTTGCACACTTGCCACGATTTCAACCATAGTCTCGCCGGCTTTGTTCACCAGCTGTGAGCCCTCAGTTACGCGCCCCACAGAATCGTCGATGAGGTCCTTGATCTCCTTTGCCGCAATGGTAGCCCTCTGGGCAAGAGTGCGTACTTCAGTTGCAACAACAGCAAAGCCACGGCCCTGCTCCCCAGCTCTAGCAGCTTCGACGGCCGCGTTTAGCGCAAGAATGTTGGTCTGGAATGCGATGCCATCGATAACCGAGTTAATATCTCCAATCTTACGCGAGGCCACCTCGATGCCAGCCATCGTTTCAACTACCTTAGCCACTGTCTGTCTTCCTTCGGAAGCCACTTCGGCCGCACCGATTGACAACTGATTCGCTTGACGCGCGTGCTCTGCGTTTTGACGCACGGTTGATGTCAATTCCTCCATAGAGGCGGCAGTTTCCTCCAGATTGGCTGCCTGCTGTTCGGTGCGCTGGGAAAGATCCTGATTGCCTGCCGCGATTTCTCCAGCCGCAGAGTTGATCGCGGTGACTGACTGCTGAATCCGGCCAACAATGGTCGCAAGCTGACGCGCGGTCATGTTGGCGTCATCACGCAATGTGGCGAAGACACCCAGAAATTCTCCATCCATCCGTGCAGTAAGGTCGCCTTGCGCAATCGCCCCGAGAAGCTCTGACAGCTTACCGAGATTTGTATCGCTGATATGCATCATGGAATTCAGATCTTCGACCATCACTCGGAAATCATGCTGGAAGTGATCCGTATTACCCCGCGCGGCGAAGTCGCCATTTGCCGCAGATTGAGCCAATCGTTTAATTTCCGTATTGATAGCCATCAAGCTAGCTTTAGCTGCGTCCATAGATTCATGCAAGAACGCTCGCGTAGCAGGCAGGCGGCGAGCATCCCGGCGCAGATCTCCTCGCGCATACTCTTCAAGTACTGCCATGGAATCGACAATGGCATCAAGGTGCTCAAACATCATCGTATTAATGCCCCGTGCCAGCTCTCCATAGATCCCTGGAAAGGATTCAGGCATCCGGTAGCTGATGTCTTCGCCGGCGTGCTTGTGAATCATCGTCGCTGTTTGGTCAGAGTACCGCTGCAGCATCGCTACCATGTCGTCGGACGCTCTCAGCATCTGGCCAATCTCATCGCCAGTTGCATCATTGCTCTTTACGCTCAAATCTCCTCGCGCGACGGCAGTAATGGATGCAAGTGCTTGCGATAGCGGCTTCGTCAAGCTCTGCGTGATCATCCATGCCGCCAAGCCTCCAATCAGTAGACTTAAAGCGCCAAATATCCAAATCATCGCGTTGCTACGTTTGTTAGCCTGAGTTGCTTGGGCGGCCGATGTTGCAATATTACGTTTTTGCTCTGCCACGCTCTCGGAGATTGCTTTGTTCCACGCCTGCATCGCAGGTCTTGCTTTGTTTAGAGTGATGGCCACCGCGCCATCGTAATCCCCAGCCTCCAGCCGCTCGCCTATTTGTCGATTGATTGGCATCGCAATGGCACGCAGTTGCTCAATGCGGGTGCGCCGACCACGGGCAGCCGCATCCGGCGCAGGGAACTTCTCATTGTAATTCTTCCAAGTCAGCTCATAGCGCCCAACTAGCGTTTTGATCTGCGCCTGATAGGCTCCTGAACTTGCAGGATCGCGCAGAAGTGTCATTTCTCGACGCGCAACAATCATGTCGTTATTGATGTCCAGTAGCGTGGTGAGTGCCACCATCTTCGCCAAGCCGACATCCACAACGCGGTTGAGTTCTCGGCTCTGCGTTTTATTACCTTCAAGTGCCACGGTGCTAGTCAAAACGATGAGCGCAAGGAGCAGGCCAAAGCCGGTTGCTAGTCGCGCTCCGATACGGAGGCGGCGTGTAAAATTCATTACGAGATCCCAATGCAGGTAGGGGGGGGCATGACCCATAGGCCAAGAACAGTTGGTTCAGAACTCTGCCGACGCGTTATGCCTGGGCATTGATACTAGATCGGCCTACAGGCTCTAATCTTTAGAGCCTGGCGTGAAATTTTGGAGAAGCGTGGCCACAGCCAAGCACCGGAATGGTGAAGACGACAAAGTACGGTCCGGTCAGCGCTTCATGTGGTTACTCGTAGTCACCATTTAACCGCACCTGCCATTCGCGTCAGAATTTCGGCACTTTGAATGTTCGCGTTACCATCAATGATGGCCAACGCACTTCGCTCAGACTGTAATTCGTATGACTTGGCGACCTCATTGACTTAAATGACTCAAGAAGTGCTCGCGCACGATCTGCTGATCGTCAGTTGAAAAACCGAGTAGCACACGCCTCTCGTATCGCGCTTTGGGGCCATTCTTTCGCACACGTTCGGTCGTCCCGTCTTGATGCACGTGCGCAATGCGCGACACACGCCCCACAAACCCCACGCTCACAGCGTTGGGACTGGCGCTGACCTTGAAGAACTTGGCCTGCCGCAACTTGGCGAACATCTTCGCGCGTTTGACGCGCCCGGACTTCTGCCGCAGCTGCTGCTTGCGCGGTGCATAAGGTGAGCCATCGGGCGCTTGCTGCTTGCCGATGCGCTGGCTCTGCGAGCGTCTCAGTTCCGTTCCGATCTTGCGTGCCAGGCTGCGGCGTTCACCGGGCTGCAGGCGGGCCAGCAGCGGAGCGGCCCAGTTCTCCAGCGCGGTCAGCTCATCCATGTGGGATCGATCACCGGCTCGGGCGCATGGGTGATGTCATAGCCGCCGCCGTCTTTCGCGGTCACGATCACGCGTTCGGTCAGCGGCAACTTGATCGACAGATCCACGGCATCGTTGGCGAGGATGTCGGCCTCGAAAGCGATCTCACCACGGCGCGCAGGATTGGACAGCAGCTCGGACTGATTGACCTGCACCCATTCCAGCAGCGGCAGCATCACGTTGTCTGGGTGGCCGGCGTAGTCGGTCAGGATCAGGTTGAGCGTGTACTGGTACTCGAACGACAGCCCCGGCTGGAACGTGCTGACCAGGCTGCCGGCGTCGATGAATACCAGCAGCCGGTCGGCATCGCGCGCTAGGTCAGGCAAGGCCGCGACCAGATGCGCGCGCAGGCTGGCGGGCTTGATCATGGAGCCGCTGCCGGTAGATGCAGATCGATCCAGTCCTGCAGCGCGCTCAGCTGCGCGGCGGTGGCGTGGCAGCTGGTGTAGTTGTCGGCGACGGTACCGGCAATGCCAGAGAGCGTAATGCCGGCGGCCGGCGCATCAGGATCTCCGGTGGGCGGCCCGGCAGGGTTGCCCGAGGCGGCGGCGTCATGCAACCGCACAAAGCCAGCAGGGATAGCGCAAGCAGCGTCTGCTTTCTGGGTGACATAGATCGGGATCTCGCGGGTGATGGTGGCGCCGGCCTCGCGCACGATGTGCACGCGGTCGACGTACTCGACAACGACCTTTGTGGAACTCTTTGCGCTGTCGCGCTCGGCGATAGCGGCAGCTTTTGCGTCTAGAGCTTGCTTGCGTTCGCGTTGCGCGGTGTTGACGCGCTGCTCTTGCCACACGCAGCCACCAACGAGCACTGCAATCAGCGCCATCAGGATGATCAGGCGCGTGACCATCAGCTCACACCCAGGATCTGCAGGGCGCGCTGCGTGCGCGTGACACGATCGCTGTGGCCTTCGGGCAAGCGCTTGGCACGCACGTTGCCCAGATTGATCTTGCGGCCCAGGCCGAGCACATCGCCCGCATCGGCGAGCACGTTGAGGCCGTTGTCGTGCCAGTACGCCGCTGCACCCAGTGCGCTTGGCTCGATCTGCAGCAGCAGATCCGGCTGCTCTTCCACCGGCAAGCCGATCAGCTCACCGATGCGGCGGTAGTTGCCACGGAATGTGTGCTGCATCGAGCCACGGCCCCGGTAGCGGTGACCGTCGCCGCTGGCGGCGTTGCCGTTGCCCAGTCGATCGGCGTAGACGAAGTTGGCCAGGCCGACCGGGTTGCGCAGAAACTTGGGCGCTTGTGCCGGCGTGATGCGTGCGCCGAACACTTCCAGCAGCCGTGCGCTGGTGGTGTAGGTCAGCCCTTCTTCCATGCGCGACAGGCTCAGGCTTTCGTGGCCGACCTGGCCGAGCCAATGCGCGGCGCGGCGCTTGGTGGTGATGCCGAAGCGGTTGGCGGCGGCGAGCAGTGGGCCGTGCCAGCGCTGTGCACGTTGGGCCGAGCACTGCATGATCGAGGCGAGCTGGGTATCGGTGAACATCAATCGACCTTCAGGATGCGCGCCACATTGCCCTGGGCGCGGTAGGTGAGCACCGCCAGCACGATTAACGTGCCCAGGTGCCAGAGACTGACTTGCGAGCTGGCGCCGGCCAGCAGGATGTGCAGCGCCTGACCGCCGGTGCTGGCGATCAGCAACCACGCGCACCAGCCCGCGCCGCGTCGATGGCGCGCGTCGACCGGGCGGTGGTAGGTAAGCAGGCGGACGCAGATGGCGAGCGAGGCCATCAACGTCAGGACGGTGACCAGGCTATGCACTGGGCGGACCTCCACGACGTAGGAAGGAAAAGTCGAACGACTTGCTCTTTTCGATCAGGCCTAGCGTGACGGTGATCGCGCACGCCGCACTGGCGAAGGCGGCCACGCCGCTGGACTTGATGGGCAACCAGCGCAGGATTTCCGGCGCCAGCTGGTAGCCGGCGATCACGCTCACCGGGAAATAGATCAGCCGCGCCAGCAGCGGTTGCTTGGCGGCAGACACCACGAACAACGCGCCGCCGGCGAAGGCGCCGATCAGTGCATCGCCGTCGATGCCAGGCAGCACGGAGGCAAGGCCCACACCGGTGGCGATCAAAAAGCCGCTCGATACGGAGGTGGGTTCGGTCATCAGATCAGTCCCATAGCTGCACAAGCGGCGTCATCGCCGCTGTGGTGGTGGTTACCTCGGGTAACTCCACTGGCGTGCCATGCGGCAGCACGGCGCCCAGTTCGGCCAGGCCGGGATTGAGGAGGTAGGTGCGCTCGACCAGGCCGGCCGTGCTGCCCAGGTGGCGCCAGCACAGCAGGTCGACGGTGTCGCCTTGCATGGCGTGCACGCGCATCAGATGAGCTCTACCGTGCTGCGCGGCAGGTTCTGCAGGTCACGCACGGCCCAGCGCTGGTCGCGGCGCAGCTCGGTGATGCTCGGTGACAGGTCATCGGCGCGCTGGTTGGCGCTGTCGGTCGCGTCGAAGCTGCGATAACGCTCTGCCACCTCGACAGCGGTGGCACACGCGACGGCGCGTAGGTACAGCTGTACGCGGCGCGAGAGGCCATCGACAGTGGTGCTGGGCACATCGGTCAACGCGGCGTAGCCGGCCGCCTGCTGCGTCTGCGCCCAGGTCTGCAACTCATCGTTGACCGCGAGCATCGCGGCCACGATGGCGTGGCGCAGGCGCGCATCGGTGACGGTGCCATCCAGTCGCATGCTCGCGCGCACGGCACCCGGTGCGATCGCCGGCCAGAACGGCGCATTGGCGATCGCATCAAGCGTGGCGCTGGTGGTGCCGGTGGCAGTGAATCCGCTCATGGATGGCTCGGAATAGATCGCCGGTGGTCGGGGCGTCACCGCAGCGATGGAGTGCTGTGGATCAGCCCCGAGCCGGCGAGGGTTGCGGGGACGCTCGGTTATGCGTTGGTGCCCGCAGGCTCAACGCTGAATTTCTTCAAGAGCCGCTCGGCGCGCTCGAGATCCTTCTTGCCGCCGCAGCTGCCATGCAGTGCGATGGCGCGCTGCAGGTCGGAGACAGCGGCAGCGGCGATGGGCTGCGCCTGGTCGGCAGGCGTCTCATCGGTGATGCCCGCAAGCGTTGCGCGGGCCAGTGCCAGGTGCAGCTTGGCGCGCACCTCATCAGGCATGTCCTGCTCTGCAGTCAGCGCGGCGGTGTCGGCCAGGACGGCCTCATCGAAGCTCTGACCGGTCTTCTGCGCTGACAACGCCGCCTCGGCAATTTCCTCAGCAAGCACGCAGCCCACCGTGCGGGAGAAGCGGTCAGGCATCTGCAGGCAGTGCTTGAGCACGTAGGCACCTAGCTCCAGCGCGCCGGCATAGTCGCCGGCATCAATGCGCCACACCATGCACGTCATCACGATCTCGTCCTGCGCGCCCTGGCCGCCGGCCAGCACGCCGGCCAGATACGGCACGTAGGTCGGCAGCAGCTGCACCTTGAGCGCCGCCTTGCCTTGGGTGGACTGGATCTGCTTCAGCCGCAGGCGATCGCTCTGCAGCTGCGCCATATGCTGCTCGTAGGCCGTTGCACCGGCCATCAGCTGGTGCGGAGCGCGCTGCGCCGCTTCCAGCTCGGCCAGCACGCGGCTGTGGTGACGCTTGGCGGGACTGTCGGCCATGGTTTAGGCCTCGATCTCGATGTGCTCGACCACGCAGCCCAGGCCGTAGTCCTCGACCACGTAGGCATCGTTGGAGGACTCGTAGTTCTCGATGCGATCGCGTGCGGGCACTTCCTGGATGTAACGGCGACGGCCGCCGGTCTGGTAGTAGATCGACAGGTTCGCCAGCGAGGTGACCATCAACGCGCCGTCCGGCAGGTACGGCACCTCGGCCACCTGCAGGCCGCCGACGCGGCGCTGGCTCAAGATCAGATCGGTGGCGATCTTCTCGCTCGCCGCCTGGTCCTTGTTGACCATCGGAAAATACTTGTCGTGCATCAGGTCGCGGCCGAGCACCACCACCAGGCTCGGATCCTTGCGATGCCAAGGGTCGAGCAAGTTGCTCACCACATCGAACACCAGCGCGTCGAGGTTGCGGTAGTCCGCGCCATCGCCTGCGCCGATGACCATCTTGCCCGCCGTCTTGCCGCTGGCCAGCACGCGCTGGGCTGCATTGGTGCGGTAATGCTGCAGCCAGCCGATGTTGACGTCTTCCAGCAAGGGGAACGCGGCGCGGTCGGTGTCGGCAGCGGCATGGGTGCCGTTGAAGCCGATCTGCAGACGGTCCAGCGCCTGGCGCTTGACGATGGCATCGCGGAGGCGCGCCTGGAAGTCCGGGAATTTGGCCCAGGCATCGAGCAGCGCATACGGAATGGCGGTGTCGAAGTCGGTCTTCTTGGCGACGTACTCGTTCTTGTCGAGCGCGGCGACGTTGCGCGGGGTGCGGGTCTTGCCGGCGCCGGTGTCGGTGCGGCTGGCGATGCTGCCGGTGACGCCAATGCCCACCTTCTGGCCGGACAGTTCGTCCACCGGGATGATGTTGATCTTGGACAGGAACTCGCTGGATTCCTGCATGCGCGTTTCCAGCTTCTGCTGCACGGTCGGATCGACGGCGAAGGAATGGAAGGCGGAGGTGATGCCATTGAGCTTGGCGATCTGCTCGGCGAACTGGTTGAACTGCAGACGGGTGGCGTTTTGCATGGTGGCTCCGAAGGTGGGGCGCTGGCGGCGTGTTTGGTGTGGTGTGGGATCAGCAGTCGGTCAGCACGGCTGCGCCGCCGCCAGTGACCACCGGGCGTGCGGGCTGTGTAGGGTCCGGCTGTTGCGACAGCGACTCGCGCAGCTGCGCCAGGTCGTTTGCCAGCTGTTCGTGCTTGGTCTTCTGCTCGGCGTGCTCGGCCTGCAGGCGGTTGAAGCGTTCGTCCTGGCCGCGCACGTGTTCGGCGATCTCTTCGACGCCTTCGCCAAGCTCTGCGAACTGCTCGGCGGTGATGCTGGTGGCGTCCTCGCTCCTGAGCGCGGTGCGGATCCGGCTGAGCAGATTGGCGACCGGGCCTTCGCTGACTTCACTAAATTCCAGCGCGGTTTCCTCGGCGACGGTGAACAGGTTGCCCGGTGACTGCTTGCGATCGGCCAGCGGATTGGCGTCCGGGTTCTGGCTGGCGAAGCTGAGCATGGAGGTGCCCAGGCTGGCCGGCGAATCGGTCACGGCCAGGCCGACCAGATACGCCTTGCCGGTGTTGGCGAACTTTTCTTGCACCTCGATGCTGGTGTAGAGCTTCTGCTTGGACTTGTTGATGGTGATCAGGTCGGCAGTCGGCTCGATCTGGGCGAACAGCGCCAGACGCTTGTTGCCGTCAATTTCGACCTCTTCGGCTTTGACGGCGGTGACATCGCCATACGCACGGAACGGCGAGTCCGGCAGCAGACTGCGCATGTGCTCGATCCAGATGCGGGCGTTGTAGGTCTCGCGGTTGTAGGTGGCGGCCATGTCGTCGATCCAGCTGCGCTGAATCGTGCGGCCATCGGTGGTGGCGCCTTCGACGGCCACACGGAACCAGTTGGAACGGAACTTCTTGGTCTTGCCCGACATGGGTGCCCTCTGCGCTGGATGCATTTGCGATGACCCATGGTCAAACGCGACGCATAGCGCAGCAACGCAATCACCGTGTAAATCAGGCGATTACGCGTCGTTCAACTGTCCGGATTAAGAGGTGGGCCGCACCCTGGTCGGCATGCAAAGCGTTGCCACCCAGCTCCCGATGGACACCCGCAGACAGGCCAAGTTCCTGTACTGGATGGGATGGCGCGTGACCGAAATTGCGCAGGCCATTGGCGAGAACGAGAAGACTGTACACAGCTGGAAGTCGCGTGACGAGTGGGATCGCGCAGACAACGTTGAGCGCATCGGTGGTGCGCTCGAAGCGCGCTTGGTCGTGCTGATCATGAAGCCGGAAAAGTCCGGCGGCGACTTCAAAGAAATCGATCTGCTGCATCGGCAGCTGGAGCGCCAGGCGCGCATCCAGCGCTACCAGGGCGGCGGCAACGAAACCGACCTGAATCCGGCTGTGGCGAACCGCAACGCAGCGCCCAAGAAGAAGCCCAAGCGCAACGACTTCAGCGAGGAGCAGATCGAGCAGCTGACCACAGCGTTCGTCGACGGCTGCTTCGACTATCAGCGTGACTGGTATAGGGCCGGTAACGAGCGCACCCGCATCATCCTCAAGTCGCGCCAGATCGGTGCCACGTACTACTTCGCCCGCGAGGCGCTGATCGATGCGCTCACCACCGGGCGCAATCAGATCTTCCTCAGCGCGTCCAAAGCGCAGGCGCACCTGTTCCGCGGCTACATGCAGCAGTTCGTGCGCGAGACGATCGACGAGACGCTCTCCGGCGGCGACAGCATCGTGTTCCCCAACGGCGCCGAGCTGTTCTTCCTGGGCACCAATGCACGCACCGCCCAGGGCTACCACGGCAATTTCTACTTCGACGAATTCTTCTGGACCTACGGGTTCAACGAGTTGAACAAGGTCGCCAGCGGCATGGCGATGCACATGAAGTGGCGCAAGACCTACTTCAGCACGCCATCGAGCATGGCCCACGAGGCCTACACGTTCTGGACCGGCGAGCGCCGCAACAAGGGCAAGCCGGCCGCGCAGCGGATCCAGATCGATGTCTCGCACGATGCGCTGGCCGGCGGTCGCCGCTGCCAGGACCGCGCGTGGCGGCAGATCGTCAACATCCTCGATGCCCAGCGCCGTGGTTGCGACCTGTTCGACATCGACGAGCTGCGCGAGGAATACAGCCCGGACGCCTTCGCCAACCTGTTGATGTGCGACTTCGTCGACGACGGCGCCAGCATTTTCCCGCTGGCGATGCTGCAGCCGTGCATGGTCGACAGCTGGGTCGAATGGGGCCAGGACTACAAACCGTTCGCCGCGCGCCCCTACGGCGATCGCGCGGTGTGGGTCGGTTACGACCCGGCCGAGACCGGCGACACCGCCGGCCTGGTCGTGCTGGCGCCACCGCAGCAGCCTGGCGGCAAGTTCCGGCTGCTGGAGCGCATCCAGTTCCGGGGCATGGATTTTGCCAAGCAAGCCGCCGAGATCGAGCGCATCACGTGCCGCTACTGGGTGACCTACATCGGCATCGACACCACTGGCATGGGCAGCGGCGTAGCGCAGCTGGTGAAGCAGTTCTTCCCGAATTTGGTCACCTTCAGCTACTCGCCCGAGGTCAAGACGCGCCTGGTGCTCAAGGCGTTCGATGTGATCCACAACGGACGGCTGGAGTTCGATGCTGGCTGGACCGACGTGGCCCAGTCGTTGATGGCCATCCGCAAGACCATGACGGCCAGCGGCCGGCAATCCACCTTCACCGCTGGCCGCTCGGAAGAGACCGGCCACGCGGACCTGGCGTGGGCACTGTTCCACGCGCTGCAGAACGAACCGCTGGAAGGGCGCACCGCGCGCAATTCCGGCTTCATGGAGATCTCTTGATGTTGACCGACCAGCTGCCCGCCACCGCGCTTGCAGCGCCAGCCGTGCCCGCACGCACCGAGGCGTTCACCTTTGGTGACCCGACGCCGGTGCTCGATGGGCGCGGCGTGCTGGACTATCTGGAGTGCTGGCAGAACGGGCGCTGGTATGAGCCACCGGTGGCGCTGGATGGCCTTTCCAAGACCACGCGCAGCAATCCGTTCCTGCAGTCCGGACTGATCTTCAAGCGCAACATGCTGGCGCGTACCTTCAAGCCGCATCGGCTGCTGACCCGCGAGGCCTTCGAGCAGCTGTCGCTGGACTGGATCACGCTGGGCAATGGCTACGTTGAGCGGCGCCGCAACCGCATGGGCGGTGCGCTGTCGCTGGCGGCGCCGTTGTCCAAGTACATGCGGCGCGGCATCACCGAGGGCGAGTACTTCCAAGTGCGCACTTGGCACGACGAGCACGTGTTCGAGCCGGGCAGCGTGTTCCAGCTGCGTGAAGCCGATGTCGATCAAGAACTCTACGGCCTGCCTGAGTGGATGCCGGCGATGCAGTCGGCGCTACTCAACGAGTCGGCCACGCTGTTCCGCCGCAAGTACTACAACAACGGCTCGCATGCCGGCTTCATCCTTTATCTGACCGACCCTCAGCAGAGCCAGGAAGACGTCGACGCGCTGCGCAATGCCATGAAGGGCGCCAAGGGGCCGGGCAACTTCCGCAATCTGTTCCTGTACTCGCCAGGCGGCAACAAGGACGGCCTGAAGCTGATCCCGGTCAGCGAAGTGGCGGCCAAGGATGAGTTCAGCGGTATCAAGGGCATCACCCGCGACGACATGCTGGCCGCGCTGCGCATCCCTCCGCAACTCATGGGCATCGTGCCGCAGAACGCAGGCGGCTTCGGCTCGATCCGCGAGGCCGCTGCCGTCTGGGCCGCGAACGAGCTGGAACCGCTGCAGGCGCGCATGTTGAAGATCAACGACTGGGTGGGTGATGAGGTCATCGCCTTCACCCCCTACGCGCCGCCAGCGGCCGCGTAATCCTTTCCCACCGCAAGACCACGCAATGCTCAAGAACCTCCGTTGTGGCGAATGCGCCCGCCTGCTGTGCAAGGCCGGCGCATTCGATGAAATCCAGATTAAGTGCCCGCGTTGCGGCACGCTCAATCACCTGAAGGCCGAGAGCCTCACCTCCGATCGCCGCGAGCGAATCCAAGAAGGCTCTCACCATGAAAAACCAGCTCCTGCAGGGCGACGCCCTGACCATCCTGCCCACGCTCGAAGCGAATTCGTTCGACGCGCTGATCACTGATCCGCCTTACGCGAGTGGCGGCCTGACCGCCGCTGCCCGGGCCCGGCCGCCGTCGACAAAGTATTGCCGGGATGGTGGGCATGCCGACTTCGTTGGCGACGAGCGCGACCAGCGCTCGCACCTGAAATGGATGCACCTGTGGTTATCCGAATGCGCGCGGGTGCTCAAGGATGGCGCCCCAGTGCTGCTGTTCACCGACTGGCGTCAGCTGCCGCTGACCACTGACGCGCTGCAGATCGCCGGCTTCACCTGGCGCGGCATCACCGTCTGGGACAAGACCGAAGGCGTGCGACCGCAGTTGGGGCGCTTCCGCAACCAGGCCGAATACATCGTGTGGGGCAGCAAGGGCAACATGCCGCTGGATCGTCGTGCGCCGGTGCTGCCTGGGGTCATCCGTGAGTCGGTGCGCAAGGCCGACAAGCATCACCTGACCGGCAAGCCGACCGAGTTGATGCGGCAATTGGTGAGGATCTGCGAGTCGGGCGGTCGCTTGCTCGACCCGTTTGCTGGTTCGGGAACCACGTTACTCGCAGCCGAGCTCGAAGGCTTCGCGGCAACGGGCATCGAGCTCACTGCACAGTATGCAGACATTGCACGAAATCGCCTTGCCACATAGGACAGGATAGTAAGTAAAAAAAGAGGCCTTGCGGCCTCTTTTTTACAGTTTTACGGCTAGCTTTTTTACCCTCTTCTTCGGGGCTTCTTCGGCCACCTCGGATTCTGATTTTTCTGCAAGTGCTTGCTGGCGTAAAGCTTGGATCCTTTGGGGATCTAGCCCAAAGGCGTGCTCAAGAATGAAGTCGACTTTGCCAGTCTCAAATTTGATGTCGACATCGGATGCCTCAATTGTCATGCCCGGCAGCATGGCGCTTCCGTAAGGCGCACGTGCACTTACCATCGCAAGTATTTCGCGCGCGCTCGCGTACAGAATTCTTGCGATGTTGACGGCCACAATTTCAGGGTTTAGAGCTTTGTAGGCTTCTCGACACCGTTCGATGTCGATACGAAAGCTTGTCAAAACCTGTATCGAGACCACGTAGGGTTGGGTCTCGTCGTTTTGCTCAATCGAAAGGGACGCCATGTGGGACAAATCTGAGTCGTACAGTACCTGCGCTCGCACAGACACAGGCAGCGGTGCATCTAGCATTTCCTCTGACACGCCCGGTACGGCGCGAATGCTCACCACAGGGTACTGAGGAGTATCAAGCTGCAAGGGGCTGAGCTTCATCGTTCGCTGCTAGTTTCGTGAATACGTCGGAAATTGCGTCGGAAGCGCTTGTGTAATTTTCGAGCGAATGGTCACTCAACCATGCGACGTGGCGCCGTGGCACTGAGCGCAACTCAGGATTTTGCGTCAAGCTGCGAAGTGTGAACACGTCCCTCTGCCTTGGGCCTGAATTGATAGCTTCCGAGGCAGCTTTTCTCATCAACTTGAAATAGATTTCCCCTTCATCATCGATCGGGGCGAGGGTAAACATACCTTCACCCACACTGATGCTGAGATCTATGCTGCCACGTAGTGCCTTCACGTATTGAAACAGCGTCGAGATCAAAAAATCTCCGCGACCTTCAAATTTTGAGACTGCTGCCTGAGACTTGCCAAGCAGACCGGCAATCTCCTTCTGCGTGAGATTCGCATTGGCTCGCAGTGCGGCCAGGGGCAGATTCTGAATCGCTTCATGAAATGCCTGCTCTACGTCGGCACTTCCCTTCAAACCTCTGCTCGACAGGAACTCATCGAGGTTCATGGTGGTCATGGTGGTTTTCTTCCCCTTGTCTTCTTGGCAGCGGTCTTCTTGACCGATGTAGCGGCCGCTGCGGTCCTCTCTAGATGGGCATCGAACAGATCTTCCGCAATAGGAATGAGATCTACGTAAAAGCGGTCAACACCATAGGCAAGCTTGTCGCCACCGAGCAGCAAAACCGCGCTGCGTTTGCGGTCGAAAGCGAAGAGGATTCGGAACTGCTTGTCTCCACACTGAACACGAAGCTCCTTCAAGTTCTTGTGGCGTGAGCCCTTCAATAGGTCTACGTGCGGTCGACCCAGCGTAGGCCCATGCGCTTCGAGCATTCGCATAGCCCCTGCGACCCGCACTTGTTCATCTGGCGCCAGCTCGTCGAAGAATTCTTGAGCTTGCTCCAACAGCTCAACAATCCATGTCATGAGTATAACTCTGACGTTATCTGGCTACAACGGGTTGTTTGTGCAGAAGTCAAGCGTTCCCCCCGATTGTTCAGTTCCTTCCCAATCCATAGTAGCGGGCTCAGAACCCTACGGCGATAGCAGGCATAACGCGGGACGACGACGCCTAGCGCTTGGGTCGACCTAGCCGCCTCGGCTGGGCGCGCGCAATCGTCGCCCCGCCACGCCTGCGGGCTTCGTGCACGGTTCTCGCTGCACCCCCGCAGGGTGGGCCTAGACCGCGCTGCTGTTACCGATCCGTACGATTCAAGGGGACCTCTCTTCCCTGCAGATCCCTGCGCGCCTAGGGCGCTTTGCGGGTGGGTACGGCTGCTTTCCTCAGCTTGACCGCCGGGCGCATTTCGGCAACTGACCATCGGAACGAGGTAATCGGTAATCCGAGACCTGAAAAATGGCATAAGTAACTGATTTAAATAGAAAATTATAGATTACCTTTTGGGGTGATTTAAGGTAATTGTCCTCCCATAAAAAAGTTATGCCTTTGAATTTTAAGGATATTTTTTGGGAGCTTGATTACCTCCCTAAAAGGTAATCCCGTTACCTCTAGATTACCCTTTAATTACCTTTGATATTTTTATGTAAGTGTTTGATAAATATATGGATTTGTGAATTTATGAGGACGGATTACCTAAATTACCTTCTCCCGATGGTCATCCCGAAAATTGCCTATTAGGGGCCTGGAACGGGGCTCCGGCCACCGCACTTGCCTATACGCTTGAGCACACGCGCATCGACCGCCCATCTCTCGCGGATGGCCAGGCCTGCACGTTGCCGTAGAAATTGGAACCAGTCCGAGCCGCCTGAGTCAGGCCTGCCGGCGCGCGATCAGCACGTGGCGCGCGGAAGATCTGCCAGTGAGGTAGTGAAGCGTCCCGACAAGAGCTCTTGCCGCGAGGCCCATGCTGGAGAGTTCTGCCACCCGCTTGCACCGAGGCCGGCCGTATCCCGCCCGAAGCGTCGGTTGATAGCGTCCAAGGCGCTCATCAGCTTCTCGTCGCCGATGCGAGCCGGAGTGAATAGGTCGCCCTTCAGGTCTTCAGGCTTGGCTAGATCCATCAGGCACACGCCGGCCTTTTTGTAGGCGAAGCCTTCTCGCATGAAGCCCTGGAACAGCCGGCGTACAGTCGTGAGCACGATGCGGCTGTCAGAGGTGGCGGAGGCGAGTGGGGCGGTGCGTGATGGGTTGTGCTGCGGTACGCCCGGCTTGAACGAGTCCGTTTCGGCAAAGATGCCAATCGCGCTCGACGTCAATCCGCGAGCGCGCAGCTTCTCGGTGGCACGCATGGCGAAGGTGGCCAGCGCCTCTGACATATCTTGCGGGTCGCTTACCCATGTTCCAAACGATCGGCTGACCATGATTTGCTGCCGGTCTGGCTCGACCTCTTCAAGCTCGAGGCAGGCGTGACCCTGCAGCTCGCGCTGCGTGCGCGCCATCACCACTCCGAACTCCGCGAGCAGGTCGTCTGCAGCTGCATCCCGCAGATCCGCTGCCGTATACACACCGCGTGCCTGCAGCCTGGCGCTCCAGCGCCTACCAACGCCCCAGAGGTCGCCAACTGACGTGGCCCGCAGCACGGCATCGAGCTCGCTTGCACTGAGCGCTGCCAAGTCACAGATGCCGGCCAGATCGGCCGGGTAGCTGCCCGGTTTGCGCGCCGCATCCTTGGCGACCCGGTTGGCCAACTTGGCCAGGGTCTTCGTCGGCGCGATGCCGATGCAGTTCGGGATGCCAGTCCACTGGTGAACGCGCTCGCGTAGGTCGACCGCGAGCTGCCGGCGATCGCGGATCCCGGTCAGGTCGAGGAACGACTCGTCAATGGAGTACACCTCCACACGTGGCGCGGCTTGGCGAAGGATCACGCCGATGCGCGAGGCGATGTCGCCGTACAGACCGAAGTTTGCGGAGCGCAACGCCAGCCCCCGGCGGATCTGCGTGGGCACCTTGTGGATGGGCTGTCCCATCGTCACGCCTAGCGCCTTGGCCTCGTCCGATCGAGCAATGGCGCAGCCATCGTTGTTGCTCAGCACGACCAACGGCCTGCCGCGCAGCTCGGGCTGGAACACCCGCTCGCAACTGGCGTAGAAGTTGTTGCCGTCGATCAACGCGAACATCAGCGGCCAGCGCGGGAATGAGCGCGCGTGACCTGGCGGACCAAGCCTACGACCGCGAACACCTCGACCTCTGTGCCTGGCGCCAGGACAATCGGCGTGCAGTGTGGGCTGCGGCTGTGGAGCTCGACGTGGTCGACCGCGACTTGAAGAATCTTGCAGACCGGCTGATTACCATCCCAGATGGCGAGCACCATGTCGCCATTGATCGGACTCACTGAGCGGTCAACGACCAGGATGTCCCCGTCGCAAACGCCGGCCAGGATCATGCTCCAGCCCTCGGCCCGATACAGAAACGTAGCCGGCGGATTGCGGATCAGCACCCGGTTCAGATCGAGCTCGTCGTCTTGGAAGTCCTCGGCGGGCGAGGGGAAGCCGAGCTGTATCCGGATTGCGCTTAGTGGCAGATCGAGTGGTACTGGATCGTGATTGACTCGCCCGAGTAATTGGGCATATGTATGGGGCGGGGGAAGGGCAGGCATGGCGCGAATTTTGGATCCAACCAGTCTCAGTGTTCGAGATTTAGGTGGCTTCCGCTTGAGCTGACCGCATTAACCCGCATCACAAGAGATCACTAGTCTCCAAGCCAGATTTTCTGGCGCTGAAATTTATCGAATACTCCCGCGTCAAAGAAGTTGGCGCTAACAATGTCCGCTACCGGAAAAACTTTATAAGAAGGTAGCGTTGTCACGGGATTCTCAGAAGAGAAAATTTCGGTGTAGTCATCCGTGAATTGAACGCGCAAATCATCTTTGTCTCGGTAACCGCTTGATACCACTTCAAAGCTGAGATGAGACATGCTTGACTGCTGAAGGCTAGGGGAGTGCTGCAAAAAGCCTACGTATACTTTCCTATCCTTCATAGTCACCATCAATGGTGCAGGCACTGCAAGATTGTTAGTTTCGTCATAGATAGTGAAGATTCTCCAGGACTTGCGCGCCTGAATTTTACGTTTAACGGGTAGCCCAATTAAAGGCACGCTGGCAAAGAGCCGGAGAGGAAGTTCTACCGGTAGTGAGCGGAATATCGCATCTTCAGAAGGCACGCTGCCCGTGAAGCTTGCATAGAGTAACGCTTCTAAATGCGTGAGAGATCCTCGGCCATATAACCAAAGGCCTGCCTCAGCTTTTGGCCAGGCGCGATTTATCCAAACAACTAATACGACACCAAAAGCTAGCGAAAGTACTGCTGTGCCGATGCCCTCGTAGTTTACAAAGCGATGGAGGAATTCATAAAGCCAATGTCCCCAATCCGTACTTGCTACCGCCAAGGTAAAAACGCGTGCGGATATAGCCAGTAAAGCGCCAGCAAAAGCCGACGCAAAAAGCAATTGCTCCTTTGACTGGCGTGAACTCCAGTAAACAAAGCAATGAGCATAAGTAATTAAAAGATACCCCCCGAGCAAGGGCAGGATGAGCTGGTTAAACGGCATGGCATCCTGCCCTGTAAAGCTCAGTGGTTATTTTTTAGGCTTGGCCGGTATCTGGAGGTTGGCGGCGCCATGAATTTTTTGTAAGACCTTCTGACCTTCGGAACTCATTAAGAAGCTCCGTACGTCCACAGTCACGCCAGCGCGGCTGAATTTGCCATAGGTTGCTGAGCTCAGCTCCCTTGTTGTCAGTGTCTTAGCCATTGTGAACCCTCAGCGTAGAAACGGTAGTGTGCACGTTCTGGACCAAAAAGTCCCCAGCTTATTGGCTCCAGGGCGTGGCCCGATTTGCTTCACAAATCGGGCCACGCCCTGGAGCCGTAAGCTCAGGCAACATCATCATAACGCTAGACTAGCTAATAAAAAGCGTGAGTACAAGCCCACACAAAGACGTGGACGCAAAGGCGTGACCCGGGGAGGGAGGGGGCTCCTATTCAGCTTTCTCTGGTCGGACCTCTTCCAGCGCTCTGCTGAGTGGGCTAGCGAACTTGACTAGAGCCGGACAAGCATTTGGAAGTGCAGTGGTTGCATGGCAGCGCAGTCCAGAAATATGAGGGAGGCGCCCGGACCTCCTTGAAAATGTACAAGTCTCTATGGGCGCTCTCGTTCCACCACGAGGAACGGCCTTAGTCCATGGGCTGTCTGCAGGAAAAATGCCGAGCCCACCCCTGGGCTGCAAGCGCTTACTCCGGCGCCAACGGGAAAATTCATGGCGATAACTCTTTGATAATTAAGGTCAATGGGCCTGACTCATAATCCTTTGGTTCCAGGTTCGAATCCTGGTGGGCCCACCATTTTAAGATCCAGTAGCGTCCTAAGAAGGCCGAAGACCCGCATGAAACAAGGGATTTCGGCCTTTTTTGTGTCTGATTGCGTCCTATGGGGTCTGCTTAAATCCCAAGTTTGATGACGGTAAATTTGGCGGTAAGCTACCGCCCCCCAAAGTCAGTTACCGCCAAAGTGCCTTTGACCGATACAGCCATTCGTAAGGCAAAGCCCGTCGCCACAGTGCAGAAGCTTCGCGACGGCGGCGGCCTGTATCTGCTACTGCGCCCTGACGGTGCAAAGTGGTGGCGTTGGGACTACCGCCGCCCGGTGACGAGCAAGCGCAACACGCTATCGCTTGGGACATATCCGGATGTCAGCTTGGCTACGGTACGTGAGCGGCATGCGGCGGCGCGCAAGTTGTTGGCCGAAGGCATCGATCCTGGCGAACAGCGCAAGGCCGAAAAATCAGCAACCTTGGAACGTTCAGCCAACACGTTCGAGGCGGTCGCTGCCGAGCACTTAGCTATGCGAGCCAACAAGTTGTCTGCCGGCTCAGTCGTGCGTGAGCGGCGCCTACTTCAAAAGGATCTCGGTCCTTACATCGGTAGCCGTCCAGTGGATGCAATACCAGCTCGCGATCTACTGCAGGCACTGCGGAAGATTGAGGCGCGTGGGGCGGTGGAAACTGCTCATCGCGCGCGAATGCTTGCCGCCCAAGTGTTTCGCTATGCCATTGCTACGGGCCGAGCGGAACGCAACCCTGCTTCTGATCTGAAGGGCGCTTTGACTCCACCGGAGGGTCGTCATTTCGCCAGCGTGACCGAGCCAGCCTTGGTAGGTGAGCTATTGCGAGCGATCCATGGCTATCGTGGTTCACCAGTGGTGATGGGAGCGCTGCAACTGGCTCCACTCGTATTTGTGCGCCCAGGAGAACTGAGACGAGCACGCTGGGAGAACATTGATCTTGATTCGAGCGAATGGCGATTCATTGCGAGCAAGACCGCTCAGTCCCACGTAGTTCCATTGTCCTCGCAAGCGGTTGCCATCTTGCGCGACCTACATCCGCTGACGGGGCGCGGTGAGTTCGTTTTCCCTAGCGTGCGTGGGAGAGGGCGCCCGATGAGCGAGAACACCATCAATGCGGCGCTGCGGCGGCTGGGCTACGACTCAGACACGATGACAGGTCATGGCTTCCGAGCAATGGCACGCACCGTCTTGGACGAGGTTCTGGGCTTTCGTCCCGACTACATCGAGCACCAACTTGCGCATGCCGTCCGAGATCCCAACGGACGCGCTTACAACCGCACTGCCCATCTGGTCGAGCGCCGGAAGATGATGCAAGCCTGGGCGGACTACTTGGACAGTCTCAGGGCATCTATCTAGCCGCTGTCTGCCCACTTTTATTTCGGACTTGCCATTTTTCAGGGTAACTGCTGTAACGCGCGTAACGCCTCGGCAATAACGCAATAAATTCAGTACTTTGGAAGGTGGTGGCGGGCGTTCGGCTGCTGAGTAACGCTCTGTAACTCGTGTAGCAATCACCTCGCCTTGAGACGATGCCGGACGCACCCGGACGCCGGATCGTGCCGCGCCTAGCGCGACGCAGGTCGGCGAGTTCAGTGGGCAGTTGATTCTCCGGCGAGACTTTTCTCAGGTACCAAGTTTCTTCTTCGCCAGCCCGTGCGTACGTCAGCAGACGCATGCGCCGCCCTGCGCTGCCAATTCCTTACTGTCGTTCGCCGGCTGTATCGCCGCACCTGCACGTCAGTGCCTTGATCGCATCGTCTACGCGGGCCGGCAACGCCTGCCCGTCGTCCGCCTGATTCCGGCCGCGTCCAACAGAGTTTGTAAAAAAAGTTTTTACACAGCTATCCGCGTGAACTCCGACGCGTCGGCTTCTAGTCTCTTGGCAAGCCCAAAACACATGGCAGTCGTTGACCGACAGGTCAAAGCGCCACCTCAAACAATGCTTGCTTCCCGAACAACACTCGCTGCCCCACCTGGCACATCGGCCAACGCACCACGTCACGACGCCGGCCGCAGTGAGCGCTTCTTGCGCAAACCCGAAGTGCTCAGCCGCACCGGCATTTCCCGATCCCACCTGTACTGGCTGATGGATCGCGACCGGTTTCCCAAGTCCATCCCGCTCTCTCCCCGCGTCACGGTCTGGCTTGAGTCAGACGTTGATGCCTGGATCGCAGCCCAGATTCCCGCCACCCATCCGCGAGTGCAGCCATGACCGACGACATCCACCTGACCATCTCCGGCAAGCGCTTCACGCTGACGCGCGCCGAAGCCGAGTTCCTTGCCGAACACCTGCGCACCGCAATCGCACAGCCGAACCTTGGCCTGCACTTCACCCATCACCGACCTGGCCGGATTGGCGAGATCGTGTTGACGCGCGGCACTCCCACGATCTTGACCGACTGCTGAGGTGCCTATGACCACTCCCGTTCGCGCGTTTCTTCGCTGCCCGCACTGTGATGCTGCTGCCATCGTCCGGTCGAGCGTGTCCCACAACAGGCTGCTCCGTGAATCGATGCTTCAGTGTCGCAACGCACTTTGCGGGCACACCTTCACCGCCTACACCGAAATCGTCCGCACCATCTCCCCAAGCGCGTGCCCAAGCCCCGAAATCTGCCTGCCGATCAGCAGCGCAGCAGAGAAGGCCGCCTTCAAGGCGAAGTTGATCGAAAAGCAGCTGGTCGGGAAGAGCGCGTGATGTTCCGGTTGACAATGCGCGGCCAGTGCGTGCAGCATTCCTACGTCGCCGCACATCGGCGACCGGGTTTTGCAGCCCGTACCCTGAGGCGCACCAGCGCCCATCGACCGATGCACGGCGCTTTTTTATTGCCCGCTGTGTTGTCGTGGGCGACTGCTTGCCAGCTTTATGGCGGGCGGTGCGCGGAGGCCGCAAGGCCTGCCGGTCCTCAGGCCGGTCTGCAAACCGCGTACCGTCCGTCACCCCGTTTTGCAGCGGAGCGGCGGATTCCAACTCACCTGAGGAATCCAGCCATGTCTCACGACACCCTAGTTGCGCCTACGCGTTTCAGCGTTTGTATTGCCCATCATTTTGGCGAGATCGCCGACACCCTCGATTGGGATCACACTCGTTGGCTAGCGCTCGATGCGTGCCTGCAAGCCACCGGGAAGCAACCCAAGGCGCTGACGCTGGCCGAGATCCAGCAGGCCATTGCCGCCGCCGCTCAGGAGGTTGCGCGATGATCGGTTCGCACCTTGATGCCCTGGTCGGTAACGACGATGCGGTGATGCACGACTTGTTCAGTGCGACCCGTCAGCTGCTGCGCATCTACGAAATGCCAATGACCGCGCTGTTCCAGCTGGTCGAGGCGCTTGAGCGTCGCGCCGGTTCTATGGAAGACCTGTCGCTGGGCGAACTCTTGAGGATGGTCGGCAGCGCGGAGGTGACCCCATGACGCACGAGACCGTTGGACTGTCTGGCGTGCCGAACATGGGCGACAGCCAAGTGAGCGCCACGGTGCTAGATGCAGTGCTTGACGCCGAGCGCGCGGAGAAGATCTTGCGTTTGGCGCACCGCATCGATCGCCTGCGTTGCAAAGCCGAAAAGCACCTGGCAACCGCACGCGCAGAGCTCGATGAAGCGCTGCGGGGCCATCCGCTTGAAGATCGCCTGCGCACGCGCTTTCTCGAGCCTCTGGAACATGAGTGCACAGAGCTGGCCCGCGTTTTTAAGCGCGTGCAGTGCCGCCTGTCGCTGTTCACTCCTGCCCAATCACAGAAGCAGTTCGAGGACTGCATGGCCTTGCAACTGGAAGACATCCAGGCCGAGCGAGCGGCCAGCGATGCAGAGGCACCATGCGCGTGCACTGTACCGGAGTTGCCCTTCGGCTACTGGATGAGTGAGGACAGCTACAACCGGCTCAGGCGCGCCCGCTGGACGGCGTTGATGTTGAGCGGCATGGGCGATGGCATGGCCGAACGTATGGCGCTGTCGTTCGAGTCGATGGCCGCCAGCACGCTCTACATCCACGAGGATCTGGCTGCGGTCATGAGCGACGCCACGCATAGCACCGAGTTGGTGACCGACGATGCGTCGTGCTGACGGTTTCGTGGTTGCACTGCAATCGGCAGGCTTGCTGGTGGCGTCCGTTGTTGCCGATGGTCGTCTCCGGCGCGTACGCGCCGAAGGCGATGGCAGCGGGCAGCACAGCGGCTGGTATGTCCTGCATGCTGGTCCGCCGCTGGCCGGGGCCTATGGCAACTGGAAGACCGGCGCGAGCGCGCAATGGCGTGACAGCGAGGGTGCCTCGCTATCGGCTGCGGAGTTGGCGGAGATCCGGGAGAAAGCGCGCCGCGCACAGCGGCAACAGCAGGCCGAGTGTGCGCGGCGCCACGCAGCAGCACGCGAGGCGGCATTGGCGCAATGGCGACAGGCGGATGGGGCCAGCGCGACGCATGCCTATCTGGTCGCCAAAGGCGTGGCCTCCCATGGGCTACGGCAATCGCATGGGCATCTGTTGGTGCCCATGCGCGACGCCGAAGGGCACCTATGGAGCATGCAGACCATCGCGGCCGATGGAAGCAAGCGCTTCCTCGCAGGCGGTCGGAAGCGTGGCCTGTATTACGCCATCGGGCGAGAGGTCTCGGAGGTGGTGTGCATTGCCGAAGGCTATGCCACTGCTGCCAGCATCTATGAGGCGACGGGCTATCCAACTGCCGTGGCCTTCGATGCCGGCAACCTCGAACCTGTAGCGAGGGAGCTGCGCAACAAGTTTCCCGACGCCTTGATTGTGCTGTGCGCAGACGACGATGCGGCGACTGCGTTATGTCGCGGCATCAATCCCGGCTTAGCCAATGCCCAGCGCGCAGCGCACGCCGTCGGCGGTGTCGTGGCACTGCCACCGCGCTCACCCGATAACTCTTAAGCGCCTCACCTTTGTGACCCTTTAACCCAAGGCGCGATGCGCCGACGTGGCAATGGAGCCTCGTGCATGAGCAACACCATCAAATCCGTAGACTTCAACGATGCTGCCAAAGCGGTGGGCAAAAAGGCCGTGCGCAGTTCGATCGAGGCGGCCGTGCGCAAGGGCAGTGGGACCGGCAAGGCACGCGCCGATAGCGCTGCCGGAGCTAAGCCGCATTACCGCCTGAGCGATGCCGGTGTGTTCTACGTTGGCGTCAACGAGGACGGCGAGCAGGCAGAGCCGCAATTCATCTGCTCGCCGCTGAAAGTCGAGGCCAAGACCCGCAATAGCCAAAGTGAGGAGTGGGGGCGGCTGCTGAGTTGGACTGATGCCGATGGTCATCGCCACCAGTGGGCCGCGCCAGCCGAAATGCTGGTCGGCGACCCACGCGAGTTCGTCCGCCAGTTGGCAGCCGGCGGCGTGGAGATGTCCGCGCACCGCAGCACGATGCAACGGCTGCTTGCCTACATCATCCAAGAGCGTATCGACGCACGTGCCCGCAACGTGGCCGTGCCGGGCTGGCATGACAGCAGCTATGTGCTGCCTAGTGGTGAGAGCTACGGTGCCGGCGAGGAGTTGCTGGTCTACCAACACAGCGGCGGCTTGCAGCATCACTACGCGGCGGTTGGCACGCTGGACGATTGGAAGCGTGGAGTGGCAGCACGTTGCGCCGGCAACTCGCGGCTGGTGCTGGCGGTGGCGACGATGTTCGCCGGCCCGCTGCTGCGCTTCACTGGCGCCACGGGTGGCGGCTTCCACATTGTCGGCGGCAGCAGCAGCGGCAAGACCACCGCGCTACGCGTGGCCGCCAGCGTTGTAGGACCACCAGAGTACGCCCGCGAGTGGCGCAGCACGGCCAACGGGCTGGAAGGCGTAGCGGTGCTGCACAACGATGCGACGTTGATCTTGGACGAGCTGGCGCAGATCGATCCGAAGCAGGCTGGCGATGCGGCGTATCTGCTTGCCAACGGCAACGGCAAGAGTCGCGCGAACCGTGCCGGCGATGCACGCGCGGCGGCACGCTGGCGCATCATGATCCTGTCGGCAGGCGAGGTGGGCTTGGCCCAACACATGGCCGAGGCTGGCAAGCAAGCCAGGGCCGGGCAGGCCGTCCGCCTGGCGGACGTACCGGCAGAGGCTGAGGCCGGCCACGGCGTCTTCGAGCGGCTCCACGACGCCAGCGACGGCGCAGCACTATCCGCCCTACTCAAGGACGCGGCGGCGCGCTCCTACGGCTCTGCGTGGCCGCTGTGGATGGAATACCTGACGCGGCTGGACAGCCCCAAGCTCACCGCGCAGCTGCGCGAAGCGACGGACCGCTTCCTCGCAACGCACGTGCCGGATAACGCGTCGGGTGAGGTCCGCCGCGTGGCGGAGCGATTCGCCATCGTCGCCTTTGCCGGCGAGCTAGCCAGTACCTGCCGGCACCAGCTCACCGGCTGGCAGAAGGGCGAAGTAACCAAAGGCGTGGCGACTTGCTTCCAAGCCTGGCTGCAGCGGCGCGGTGGCTCGGGTAGCGCTGACACTGACGCGCTGATGTCGCGCATCCGCGCGTTCTTTGAAGCCCATGGCGAAAGCCGCCTTGAGCGATTCCGCGCAGCGGACGGTCTTCCCGTGCGAGAGCGCGCCGGCTTCCGTCGCTTCGATGAAGTGGGCGTCACCGAATACATGGTGTTGCCCGAAGCTTTCCGCCGCGAACTATGCGCTGGCCATGACGCACGGCAAGCCGCGCGTGAGCTGATCGCCGCTGGGTGGATCAAGCCCGCAGCCGATGGCAAACCCTCACAGGTCGTGCGCGTGCCCGGCATGGGCGCGGTGCGCTTGTACATCTTCGACTCGCGCAAGGTGCACGACGGCTCGTTGTGAGCTGCGTGCAGGGCGTGTCATCACCTTGGCCGCCGTCGTGCGTGAGTGCATGCGGCTGCCGAACAACTGGAGTAGTACCGAATGAGCAAGAGCGAAAAAACCATCCCCAACACGAGTGGCGCTTCGGAAGACGCTGCGACGATGGCCGCCGAATCATGTCCTGTGCGTGCGGCATACGAAGCTGCAGCGCAGGCACTTCATGCGGCGCTGGCACGGAAGAAAGCGCTCACCGAGCGCGCGGAGACGATGGCGCGCGCACGAGATGCCGCGCAGGCAGAGGCCGACGCATCGCGTCAGCAATGGAGTGCGATGCTTCGAGATGCTGATGGCACGCTGACCCGTGACATCCAGAAGCTGCGAGCCGCCGAAACCTCGGCGTTTACGCTGGTCGAGGAATACGGGGCTATACATGAGGAGATCGGGGTGCAGGTTAAGGCGATGGAAGTCAGCGTCGCAGAGCTTGCCGAGGTCGCCATTGGCAAGCGCAGCGCGGTGATAGAACTCGCGTCACGTGAAGCATTCGACGCAATGGTGGAAAACGTAGGTGATGAGGTGGCGCGTGCATTCGTGCTGTACAAGCGAGCAGCCCGTGTGACGTCCGGAGGCTCGATAGCAAGCGATAGCCAGGTCCGATCGGCGTTCCTTGAACAGCTAGGCAGGTACGTCGACAAGCGCATGGAAGCCGTGAGTGACAAGGTGACTCAAGCCGAAGTAATGCGGAAGCTGGAACTAAACGGGGTCGACATGAGCCTAGTAGGGCGCCCGCTTCGCCGGGCACAGTTACAGCAAAGCATCATGATTCGCGCGGCCTGA